GAGGAGGGCGGGGATTCCCTCTGGTATACCAGGATTGCCTGTGATGCCCTGGAGGTATCTTTCCAAGAAATGCTCACCCGCAACGTCCTAAAGCTCCAAAAACGTTTCCCCGACCGATTCACCGAGCACGATGCCCAGGTCCGGGATCTCAAAGGTGAGAGGCAGATTTTAGAGGGAGGCCGTAAGTGAAGGACTATAAACTTCCGCTATTCCATCTCTTCCTGGGGTCCTGGATTCTAACCACTCTAGGCGTATTTGGTCTCCTGGGCATACACTATGCTGAATTAATCGGTGGGGCCGAATTACTCATCATGGCTCTCATAACTTGGATAGCGAGGTCCCAAGACTAATGCCCCAAATCCAAGGCATCACCCCCGATCAAATACCCCAGCTCATTCTCCAGCAGGAGGCCGAACTCAAAGCCACCCTCGAAGTCTTAGCCATCAAACAAACCTCTCTCCAAAACCTCGATGAGATGGACAACTGCATCGCGTCCGGGGACCTAGCCAAAGCCCTATCCTACTTCATCATCATCCAAAAATCCGAGTACCTATTGCAGATCCGGGGGTTCGAGGAGAAGCGTAAAGCCCACGAGGATAACCTGAAGCAATTGAGGAGCCCCCTGATGATCCCGAGCATGGGTGGATTCAAGGTCCCTAGATAATGAGTGCTGCAATAAAGGAGTACTAACTGAGCAAATGAAACGTACATTGGACACTAAAATTGCTGAAATGAACGACCCAGAGGAGGATCGGGTACTGGCGCGAGATTGGACACCGAATGATCTTCGGGAGATTTGGGACTATTCGAATAAGAACTTTGAACGGTTCTTGAAATTATTGCAATGGATGGATAGTCTCAAATGAAGCGCCTAGAACTCCAAAGTACTAATCGACGAAAACGGTAATACAGCGATGGAGCCGGTAACGATCCAATGAGCAATAGGCGTAAGCGTGGCCCCGAAGAGGAGGCCGATCTAGTAGGCGTAGAATTCCAGGACGCCATGTCCGATGACGAGGTCTCCCTCGCCCAACTAGATCAATTCCTAGTCCCCGGAGCTGATGACAAAGGCCGCTCCCACACCATAGCCCTCAACGTTCCTCCTATGCTAGCTCGTCAAGCCGACATCATTCTGGCCTCCAAGCGCTTCCCATACGCTTCGCAAAAGGACATGGTCCGGCATGGGTTCGTACGTCACATGGGCTGGCTTAGTAACGAGATCAGAAAGTCTATCCCTAGTCATCACCTGGCTATGTTCGAGTCCATAAGTGAGCTGGTGAGGGATGACGACTATCACATGAAGATGGAGGGGGTCTTTCTGAACCTGGATGAGCGGGTGGGGCAGCACGTCACTAGAGGGGAGCACGGCGAGGTCCTAAGACTGATTAGCCATATCGACCAGGGGATTCGTAGAATGCCTCCGAGCCTATGGGTTACTCGATTCTCGCAGAGGTTCTATGAGAGGTACGGGACGATTCTGAGAGGGAAATTTAAGGCAGAGGTCACAGGCTGATGACTCCCAATCGATTACGCATGATCGCTGATTACCTGGAAAAGTGCATACCCCAGGACGACGTGAGTGGTGGGTATGCAAAAGAATTGAGAAGATACGCCAAGGATATTGAGAGAAGTGTGCTGGCAGGTCATTCTGAGGAGGAGGAGGTTACCGAGTGATCCCCGGCCTCTCCCCCCAAGACATCGGGCTCCCCGCCAAGTTCCGTTCCTGGCGTCCCGGCCAACTCCTAGCTCTTGACCGTGGCCTAACCTCCACCAAGCGCTTCATGGCCCATTCCATGCCTACAGGCGAGGGCAAAGGTGGATTAGCTGTGGGAACAGCGATGCTGATGGCTAAGCGTACCTGTTTCCTAACATCTACGAAAGGGCTACAGGACCAGTACCAAGACGAATTTCACTCTATCGGCCTATGTGACATGCGAGGCCGGAATAACTACCCATGTTCTGGCAAAGGATCTGAGACTTGTGAAGAGGGTCAGTACACCTGCCGGCGTAATTGCAATTCTTACGAGAAGGCTAGGGACAGGATGATCGAGTCCTCTCTCGTGGTGTCTAATTATTCGTACTTCATGCTATCCAATCTTTATGGCCGGGGGATGGGTGAGTTCGATTTATTGGTATGCGATGAATGTCATGATGTTCCAGATGAGATCTGTTCAGCAATGGCCGTAACTGTTTCGTATGCCGAGGCTCAAAAGATACAAATCAGATTTCCGCAAGGAGAGGCTCCAATCTCGTCCTGGTGGGCCTGGGCCAAGGATGTAGGCAAGAAAGCCATACAGATCTTAGAAGATATCAAGCTCCAGGCTGAGGCCGACATCTCCGACAAAGGCCACGTCCACCCATCCACAGCCGCCGACCACCGCTTCTGGACCAAGATCAGCCACAAATGCATCTCCATCCTAGCCAGCGAAGGAGACCTAGAATGGATCGTAGAACGCACAGGTGACGGCTACAAACTCGAACCCATCTGGGCTCACCAATATGCCCAAAAAATCCTCTTCATGCAAATCCCCAAGATCATCCTCATCTCCGCCACGATGGTCAAAAAAACCATCTCCCTCTTAGGCATCCCCGATGACCAAATCGACTTCTACGAATACCATTCCTCCTTCCCTGCCCGCCGTTCCCCCGTCTACTACTGGGAAGGCCAACCCCTCCTCCGCTTAGATCACAAAACCCCTCCCCACATGTTCGCTCAATACATGGCTAGGATAGATAACTTTCTGAGGACCAGGCAGGATCGCAAGGGCATCATCCATTCTGTGTCCTATGACCGAGCCAGACAAATTTCGGATATATCGGAATTCGGCCATACCTTCATCACCCCCCAATCAGGCCGAGAGACAGCCCAGAAAGTAGAGCAGTTTAAAAAGGCTGATCCCCCTGCTACCCTCGTCTCCCCCGCTATCACCACAGGCTACGACTTTGCATTTTCGGCAGGAGAATATAACATACTTGCTAAAGTACCCTTTCTGGATACTCGTGGCAAACTCATTACTGCCCGCCAAGAGAAGGACCCAGAATACGCCCCTTACATCACAGCTCAAACCATTGTCCAAGCCCATGGCCGAACAATGCGGGCTGAGACCGATCAATCTGAAACCGCTATACCCGATGATCACTTCAGATGGGTCATAAGGCAGTTTAAGCACCTTTTCCCTTTTTGGTTCCATCGCCTCATCACTCCGATCCGTGGCCGCATCCCGGAACCGCCAGCCCCTCTACCCAGAGTGGTTGCCACCTCTCTACCCTCTAACCCAAGCACCAGTAACGTAATCTCAATCGAAAGGACCAACAGTTAAATCTAATGGCAATCTCCAACGCAACCTCCCAGACTGACGATCAAGACATCGGTACAGTATCTAATGACCTAGAGGACTTCGCTACAGCCTCTTTTGGCCCCGAGCAAGCCGACGTAAAAATCAATTCCATCGGTTATGCGATGTTCGATTATGCGGGGACCATGAAAAACGACGCCTCCATCGCGGTCCAGGCCCAAGTCTCCCCCATCGATGGCTCCAACGAAGGCAAGGACTTCACCATCGAATGGACCACAGGAGCTAAGATGGCCGACTTTGCAATCGTGAATGACGGCGGGGCTCTAAAGCCCACAGGGACCAAAAAGAGCCTCTATGTAAACTCCAACTGGGCTCACGTTTTCAAAGCTATGCGTGACGCAGGAATGACCCTCTCCCTCAACGGCCCCGATGGCCTGAGAGCCTTAGCCGGGTTAGAGCTAACCGTCCGTCAGATCCCCCAGCCCAAGCGTGAAGGTTTGGAAGAGAAGAACGCCAAGGGCTATGACAAGAAGTTCTACACCTGCCTCAAGATCATCGCTCTCCCCGGAGAAGCCAAAAAGGGAGCTAAGAAAGGGGCTGGGACCAGTGCTGCTCCTAAAGCCAACGCCGCTGCTCCCGCTGCCACTGCCACTGCTGCCGTTAAAGCCGCCACTAACGGCAACTCCGCTTCCTCTGATGTCCTCAAACACATCCAGGACATCCTCAAAGACTCAGCCGGGTCCATCACCATCGCCGACCTCAAAAAGTCTGTATTCCGTGCCCTCAAAGCTGATGGTAAACCCTCTAACGAATGCCAATCGGGAGCCCAATCCATTACCGGGGACTTCCTCATTGACCAATCTATGGAGCACGACTTAGGCTGGGAGGTCAACGGAGACACCCTGACTCAATCTTAGATTCTGCCTCCAAGGTTATACCTGTTTCCTCTGGAGATAGATGAGGGCAGAGGGGGTGTTATAGGGACACCTCCTCAGGCCTTCTAATTTTTTGTCCCTAAATTTCGGCAGGAGAATAGTAAAAGTGCCCAATATTGAATTGGATGTACAACGCTTCACTGACCCAGAAGGCCATGAGAGAGAGTGGGTCACCCTCACTGCATACGGGGAGCTGACTAAGGAACTCCAGGCCCTAAGAGCAGATAACCAGCAATTGAGAAAAGGTAGGAGCTTGTTGGATTCAGAGGTAGAGGAGATCAAGAAGATCCGGGAGGAGAATGAGCAGAGACGGGATGAATTGAATGAGATCACTGTGTTTGTCCGGGAGCAGTACGCTCGGGAGATCGCCCTGGGCAGGCACAATAATATGAGGTCGATTGGGGACGTGGTGATTCATTATCTGGGGATCGAGAGGAGCAGAATGAGCGTGATGGTGAGAGGGTGGTTGTGGAGGTTCACACGATGAACGCCACTCAGCTAGAACGTGCCGCCTACATCTGTGCCCATCGCATGATGACCGAGGACACCTCCCACCCCCGGTTAGCCTGCCCAGGCGGGAGAAGGAGCAGGACTATCGATTCCCTGGCCCAGATCATCATCCAGACCTTCTCAGTGCATAGCAGGAAATTGGATGGTAAGGCTGATTGGGATATGGAGAGGAGTACTGTGAATGGCTGACTTCTGTAACCAGTGCAAAGAGGAGATGGGATTCGAGCCGGGGAGCGACTACCCGGATTATGGCCCATTGGAGGACGGAGTGGGCTGGCCGGTGATTTGTGAGGGCTGTGGCTTCACAACGGTTGATCGTAAGGGGAATTGCAGTGGGCATCATAGCATCGAGAAGATCAAGCATAAGGAGGCCGAATGGGTACAGTAGCAGTTCCAGCCGCCGACCTAAAGTCCCTCAAAGACGCTGGATTCACACAACCTAGTCCCAAACCCACCAAGCCCCCCAGGATCAGTGTAGCCACAGGAGGAAGCACTAAGCGAGGAAAGACGCACTGGGCCTTGATCACTCCTCCCGATCCCGTAGCAGTCATCAGCTTAGATCCAGGTACCCGGCAAGTAGTAGATAGAGGCACGATGATGGGCCGCACCATCCTCCCCAAGTATCTGGATCACTCCAAACGCGAGGACCAAGCCACAGCTAAAAAGCTCTGGCAAGACTACAGATCAGCTATCCGGGCCATCATGGCCACCAGGTCAATTAGGACCCTTGTGATCGACACAATTAGCGATTGCTGGGACCTGATCCAACTAGCTGAGTTCGGGAAGCTCAAGCAGAATAACAAATTTCAGTACGGAGGGGTCAATGCCGAGTTTGGGGGATTAGTGGATGAGGTTTATTACGGCAGGCCTGATTTGAATACGATCTACATTCAGAAGCACAAGAAAGCCTATGTGGATGACAAATGGGATGGAAAAGCGATGTATGCGGCTGGATTTAGTGGGCTGGACTTCCTGGTGGATCTGAGCCTAGGCCACACCTTCACAGGTAAAGAGGGATTCGGCATCACCACCCTCAGTACCGAGGCCACGCGGTTTGGACCTGAGTTCTCTGGGATAACTATGACGGGGGATGATTGCTCGTTCTCTGCTCTGGCTATGCATATCTTTGCCGATCCAGAGTATCCAGACCGGGCTAAGCTGATGGGTTTTACAGACGAGGGCAATGATCCTGAGTATTGGGGTATAAGATTATGAAAAAGAAGTTAACCGCGCCAAATCTTTCACACACCCGTCAGCTCTCCAAGCGCCGCATCAATGAATCACGCGACCTATGGCTAGGGCTATTCACTGATGCCCTCAATGCCCTGCTCTCCAGCGATGATGACCGAGTCAAGTCTCTAACCCGCATGGAGGCCGATGAACTAGCCCAGAGCGCATTAAACGTAGCCGATGCTGCCCTAGCCGTAGTAGAGGAGAGGTTCCCCAATGTCTGATACAATGCCTACAACTAAGACAATCAAAATCTGGATTAGAACCCGGCTTACCTGGAGAGACGGTATCGGTCCAGGATTCCCGGACACACAACAAGTCAGTGGCTATGATGTGAGGTATGAGCCTACCGCTGGATTCACCAAATTGGAAATAGAAGTACGAGAGGCACACACTAATGACTGATCAAAAATTCTTTGCCATCTGGCTATGCCCCGAACACGGGACCATAGTAGCCCTGCCATACAACTCCAGTGAGCTGCCCCTATGCACGGCCAAGGTCCCTAGCTTCATGGCCATGCTCAATATGCCCCATCAATGTGGGACTCCTATGATCAAGACCACCACTACACTGATGACCCCTAAGGAGGACCGATAACTGTGGCCGAGCATCACTACAACAAAGCCCTAAACGGCGGCCTAGATACCGATGCCCTGGATTACCTAGGTACTCCCTCTCACCTGCCCCGCCTGCACATCAGCCCTGGTCCTGTGAATCGAGAGGGGGGCTCAATCAGCTTAGCTCATCACCCCTTCTCCATAATCATCAGGGACCAGTCCCAGGTCTACCACTTCTCTAACAAAGAATGCGCTGTGATGACTGCTGACCATCTGATTAAAGAGGAGACGCAGGGCAGAGGATTCGATCACAAGATGAAGTACCTAGCGTTGATTAGGATCTACAGCCGGGAGAGTTCACAGACCTATGAACGGATAGGAGAGTCATGGATATGACGCCGATCACCAGCACCTATGTAGAGGATCTGATGTTAAAGGCTAAGTGCCCAGTGTGTTCTACGGTTAATGCCTTCCCGGAAGTTACTTCTGTGGAAGCCTTCATATGTAATGAATGTGGGATAGGTGTAACAACTAACAAAGAGGCCACTGAATGACGAATGGTAGGCAGGCCGGTAAGTATCACTCGATCCTCATGGGGGTCCCTGATAAACAAGGAGAGGATAAGCATGGGACTATTACGATTAGCCCTGCTAATCAACAGAGCTTCGATAGCTCGTTAGAGAGTGCTAGGAAGTGGGCCAAGGCTGTGTTAGAGGGGGTAGATGAGAAGTACAAAGGGGTGGCGCATGTGTCGATTAGGGAGATGAAGCTGGTTCCTGTAGAGGTAGTGACACTTAGCCCAGAGTCTAAGTAACTTTCTAGTATATCTGGTCTATTGCACAGCTCAAAACAATAGTTCATAGTGAAAGCATGAACGCATCACGCGCACAAGCCAATAGACGGGTAGACTTCTCGAAAGCATCTGTTTCAATGCACGCAGCAATTATGACTTTCCTGAAACGCCGTGAGCAGGCATCTCTTAGAGAGATACAAAAACACTTCAGCGGTACACCTAAGGAATTTGTTGCGGCCCAGATTGAGGCGCTCCACAACGAGCAGGCCATTACAATCAGGCGCAATGGGTTGAGCCGTCGTGCTGGGTATGTCTATCAGCCCCTTTTTGGAAGCCCGCTTCCTACTAAATGAGGAGACTGTACAAGGGACTATTTCTCACTCAAGCGACAAATGGAGCCGAAGGAGTTGTGGGGTGCATTTTTGGATTACTGGTGCTGGGTATGTTTGTGGCCAGACGGGGAAACTGACGATATCGGGAGACATGAGTTTTGGGAAGCTGGCAGCACAGAATGCAATCGTAGTTACGGCAAAGTGAATTACAGAGTCTAAGGACCCTCTAGTGATCACCGTAGACGACCGCATAGGCTCCATCGAACTTATCCCCATCCTCCAGGACCTAGCCCAAGTCCTCTGTAGATCTAAGAGCCAAGTACCCCCTCCCGTGACCTCTTCCCGCCTCCTCGGTGGCGACATCTGCTTCGACGGCCTAGGCCCCTCATCTAAACGCCTCATGATCGGGATCGAGCGCAAGCGCCTTCGTGACATGATGAATAGCATTAGGTCTGGCCGCTACTCTGGCCACCAGCTCCCCGAGATGCTCGACCTCTACGACCAATGCTATCTCATAATCGAGGGCCACCATCGCTGTGGTCCGGCAGGAGAACTAGAGGCTCTGGTGACTCACGCGCATCCATTAGGGGATACGATGGGTGGTAAATGGGTACCAGTTACGTGTGGGAGTACTCAGACCTTTAGGTACACGGAATTGGATCATTTTTGCTGTACCCTGGAGCAGATGACCAGGGTGAGAGTGAGGAGGACGAATACCGATTATGAGACTTGTGCCCAGATCCTAAGCCTCTATAGCCACTACCAGAAGCCTTATGAGCAGCACCATAGCCATGAAGCTATGCATGTGCCTCAGACATTGGCCACACTGGGGAAAGCGGGGCTTGTACGGAAGTGGGCGGCTGACTTGGCTGGAATTGGATGGACCAAGTCTGGGGCCGTGGCTAATAAGTTCCAGACCGGATTGGACCTAGCCAATGCATCCGTGGAACAGTGGGAGACGATCAAGCCAGGGATCGGTAAGGTGATGGCTAAAAGGTGTTGGGAACAAATCCGTGGAATTTGGAGGGAGAAAGGCGAGGAGTTGTGACTAAAACGTGCTCTAAGTGTGGACAAACTAAGCCCTTGTACGAGTTCGTAAAAAATAAGGGATGTGCTGGGGGAGTAACTGGAACATGCAAGCCTTGTAAGAATGCCCACATGCGCCAGTACATGAAGGAATACTACCCCAAAAATGCACAAAGGATGCGGGCCAAGTATAGAAAATACTACATCAAAAATAGGGAGAGAGTGCGTGCGTCCAGCCGTGAGAAGTTCCGTAAGCTATCTTACAAGCTCAAAGAGAGGGCTAGGCTACACAGGTACACGGCCAAGCGTAAAGCCCGTCGTTTACTGAGATCGGCCATAGACCAGGGACAAATCAAACGTCCTAGCAAGTGTTCACGTTGCGGGCGTCGTGGCCCAGTACATGGGCATCATGCCGACTATTCTAAGCCGTTGTCCGTTGAATGGTTGTGTACCCTGTGTCATGGTGAGATACATAGAAAGGACAACGATGCTTAGGTTGTTATTAGCGGGTCCGGCTGAATGGCAGACAATTCCAGGATTCGGCAAGGTCCTGGCTAAACGGGCATTTGATCAATTGAGAGGGGTATGGAAGGACCCAGGAGAAGAATTATGAGTCAGGAAGTAGAAAAACTACGGACCAGGATACATGAACTGGAGGAAGTCCTAAGAATATTACCACTGTGGACGCCCGAGGTTAGAAAAAACCGTTACCGTGACCCACTCTACGGTTGGGTTGGGTCCTTATACTATCCTGCTGCTGTATTGGTGGATTCCGAGAAGCTAGTTTTAGCCAGGAAGGTACTTGAATCCAATGCCTAAGAAACCCACTAAACGCCGCTCCCTCTCCCAGCCCCCTTCTCTTGAGGAGCTAATGGCCTCCCATCTCTCCCAAGCCATGGACCAGATGTTTCAAGCTGTCTTAGAGAGATTCCTGCCTAACTCTCCCCTCCCCCTGCCTCAAGTCCAGGATTATGTGCGTCGGACCAAAGCCCAGGCGCAGGGCAAGGCCCAATCTCAGGCCTCTGCCACTGCCCCCAGGACTGTGACTCTCTACGATATCCTAGAGATCTCTCCTAAGGCATCCCCCGAGGTCATCACCGCTGCCTGGAGATCCCTCTCTAAACGCCATCACCCAGACAAAGAGGGGGGTAGCGAGGAGACGATCAAGTACCTGAATCATGCTCATGACATCTTGAGCCATCCCCAGAAGCGTAAGAACTACGACCAGATGATAGGAATTAAATAAATTATTATATGAACACACTCGATTGGTCTGGGAAGCTCGAAACTGACCACACGAAGCCGTGCCCGACTTGTTTTACGCGATTTCCAAATTGCATCTGCAAAGGCACTGGCGTCGTACCCGATCCGAGGCCGGTGGAAGTGCTGGATGGAATTGTAACTTGGGGCTCTCAAAATCTGAGAATCATCCGTATCGTCGGCGAAACCATCAAGAATGAATTGAGAATTGCTTACTGGGACGGCACAGTACCCGGAGAATCGTGGCGCGTGCGGAATGTATAGGACGAACATGAGAATCCGTCCAAAGCGCCTAAAGAGGTCCAGATAGATGCCCGACCGCCTCATCTCCATCCCCTATGACATATGCGTTAGTGCTCTCACCTACCGCCCCTTCTTTACCTTCCTCCAGCTCACAGCTAATCGTATCGCCGTGGGACATCTCCGTTATGGTCCCCCCAACCGCCGCAAAAAGTACATGACCCGACTCAAGTTAGAGCTAGAGGCTTATGAGAATACAGGGAACATGGAGCACCTCCTCAACATCTCTAATTACGCCTTTCTGGAGAGCGAGGCCCCACAAAATCACAAGTTCCATTTTGATCCTAATGTGGACTCGGTAACCAGGAAAGGAACCTGATTGACTAGATGCTCTATCTGCCCCTGCACTAAAGGCCGTAACCCTATCCTCCCCTCTGGTCCCTCCCCCTGCCGAATCCTGTTCCTAGGAGACCGATAATAGATATGCCAGCCAGAACACATTACACATGTACTATTGAAGGTTGCACCAGAAAACATCTATCCAAGGGTCTTTGTGGCATGCACTATCAACGTGTGGCAAACGGCCTGCCCATGAATACGCCTGCTAAGGGATCTGTAAGAAAGGATAGCGAAACATGGGAACACAAGGGGTATCTATATCTGCGTACTGCTGATGGTAGAGTTGTAGCCGAGCATCGGTATGTGATGGAGCGTCACCTGGGGCGCAGACTACTAGCAACCGAACTGGTACATCACAAGAATGAAAACAAAACCGATAACAGCATAGACAATCTAATGTTGATAGACACCCAGACACATACGTCACTACATCGTGCACATAGAGGGCCGTGTATGGCTTGCGGAGTTGACGATATACATGGTGCTCATTGTTTGTGTGCACTTCACAGTCAAGCTGTATTTAGATTCATGGAGAAGAACAATGTGCCTGTGCCGGATGATCCTCAGACACGCACTATAGTCATCCTAGGCATTGGATTGGTAATTAGCAGTAATGAAATTGAGGACAGGATCAGAGCACTCAAAAAATGAGCATACGTTGTAGTGTTTGTCCATGCGTGCCCCGCAGGAATCCAATCTACCCGTCAGGTCCACTTCCATGCCGTGTGTTGTTTCTGGGAGAAGCGCCGAGCACTGCTGAAGACCGTCAAGGTATCCCCTTCGCTGACCGAGGGCAATCCGGCCAAGAGCTTAATGACCAATACCTCCCACTGGCCCGTCTATTCCGTGACCAAGTGGCAGTTGCGAATCCTATGCTCTGCTCGAACCAAGCCTACAAGAACCCATCCCCTGAGCAGGCCCAGATCTGTGCCTCCACTCACCTCCCTCAGTATCTAGAGCGACTCCAGCCCCAGATCATCGTAACCATGGGGGCCGTCTCTGCCTCCCTCTTCCCAGGCACTGACCTAATGCTCCACCACGGCATCCCCCGCCCTGCCAAATATGCTGGATGGGAGGGGATTCATATGGCCATGTTTCACCCCGCCTATGGATTGAGGTCTACGGCAGCTATGATCCCCCTCAGGAGAGACTTCCAGGCCCTAGGCCGACTCATTAAGGATCTGGACCAGGGGACTGTTGCCTATCCCCAGGACCCCTACCCCTCCCCCGATTACCAGATCATCAATTCGGTTGCCGAACTAAATGACTACCTACCTAGCAGGGAGCATTACTGGGACCTAGCCGAGGACACAGAGAACCTCCCCGATGGCACCCCCTATTGCCTAACCTTCTCTCATACTCCTGGTACTGCCCGCCTCATCTACGCCACCAATGAAAAGGTCCTCAGGGCCTATCACGGCTACCTCCAATGCCGCCGTCCCCTCATGGCCTTCCACAACTGGCTCCATGACGTAGAAGTTAGGACCAAAATGGGTCTAGTGTACCCTCCCCCAGGCCGATTCGTCGATACCATGATCCGGGCCTATGACCTGGGGCTAGGAGGGGGTGGGGACGACAATGAGGAAGCCGGATCTAACGCCGCTCGTGGCTCCCTAGGCCTCAAATCCCTGGCTTTTAGGCACCTCCACATGGAAATGAAGAGTTTTAAGGACACTTGCCTTCCTTTTGTCATCCCCCAGGTCATCAGTTGGCTCATGGACGCGGAGGATCTTCTTTCTCCTGCCGAACCAAAAAACAAAGATTGGTGCAAATGCGGGCATCCGCAACATGAGCACCAGGAGAGGGGGAAGAGCGGAAAAAGGACTGGGGGGTGTCTATTGTGTGGGGAGAAATGGTGTGAGAAGTACACCAAAGTCATTGCTACTAAACAAGATAAGTCATTAGGCCTCACATATAGGAAGGTTAAATTGCTCAATTCCAAGCTCCTAGAGGGCAAGTGGGAGGATCAGGGGGATGGGACCCCTACCGATCCCTGGAAGACCTTTGAGGAGTGGCATGGGTATGAAAAGGACCTATTAGAGGGGTTTTTAGGCCCCCTCCCGGTTCTTAGTATAGGTTCGGCTCCCGAACTGGCACTACTGCCTTATGCATGTTCGGATGCCGACGCCACGATTAGGCTAAAAAAGTGGCTGGATGGGTACAAAGTACGATAAGTAAAACTCATGTTACAACCACAAAGATTCAACTGTGTAATGGTGAAAATTTTGGAGTTGCAGGATTGCGAATTCACGTATAGCCAATTAGGGCTAAAAAGGCCACTTTTTGCGCCGCAACCGCATTATCTATTGATAGGTGGATATTAGTAGTTGACCCCCTTATAAGAAGTAAGATAGTATAGGGGTGATTAGAAGGGAGAATTTAGCTGGTGATTGATCCTAGGAAATGGAAGGCGGCAGGGACCCCAGGTACCCGGCTGGACGACTATGCGTGGGCAGTCAGGGGTTCGGCAGGAACAGTTAAGGGGACCGAGGGCCTAGAAACCCCCGGAGCCGACCTGGGGGACCCATATGAGCTGTCTAATGAGCTTGGGAGGGGGTTTCTTAGAGAGGTGCTCGATGCCTAGTCAGTCGGCCTACTGCCGTAAGGTATGTGAGGTTCCGGGGGAGAGTTCCGTGATCGTAGAACAAAACGAGCCCGGAAAACTGATCTGTGTGATGGACGACGAATACAATGGGGTGCCTATGATGTCCCCCCGGATGGCCGAAGTAGTCATCAAAGCCCTGCGCGCCTGCCAAAAGGCTAGACGCCTCAGAGACAAATCGATTGCTGCCCAAAAATCTACAAGGAGCCGCTTATGATCAGCTCAACCCCTCATGAGAGTAACCGGCTATGGCGGGTAGAATTCGACATGGTTCACAGCGAAGTATCCAAAACAGGGATCGTCTGCTACCTCTACCTGACTGAGCGTGGCATCAGGATCTACTACGCCCATCATGCGGGCTACAGCCGCCCCATGGCCAAGGGACCCTGGAGCAGTGACCCGGCAATCTTCCGGCAACCAATCAACCCTACCCTGCGATCAATCATCCATGCCAGCCTGTTCTCTATGCTTCTCTCCGATTCCCTGGAGAATAACGAAGGTGAGATCCTGGAGTGGCCAGGCCGGGAAAACGAACCAGTGGAGCTCATAGACCTTGGAATCTAAAAAGCCACTATCCAAAAACCCCGCCGCTGACCTCCTAGGCCGTATCCTCAGGATCAAACATCCCAAGACCATCGAGTCCTCCTACACCTACCAGGGTGAGGCTCTCATGAAGCTCAGGAAGATCTCCGGCCTGACTGTCCAGCAGATGGCCTTAAAGCTAGGTATCTCTGTCCCCCAATACGACAAGTCGGAAAGTGGACAGTACGGCGGAAACATGTCTATTGACCAGCTCTCCAAGGCCATGAAACTGGCCCTGCAATGCAATCTTCCACAGATGGCGGCATTCTTCCGGCTCCTCCATGCCAGCACTCGCGGCAAGCCCAAACGCGGCCCAAAGGCGAATGAAAGTGATTGGTGGAAAAACGTAGACATGAAGAGTAGAACCTAGGTCCAGAGCCTCAGTATGAGAATCCTGGACATCAAACCCAACGCCTCGATCATCGAATGGCTACTCCGCATTCGTTGCCCCCGGATCAAAGAGCCAGAGTACGCCTCCCAGCCCCAAATGATAGACGTGCTCACCCAAGCCTCTCGTCTGACCCGTGAGGAGATGGCCTACAGGATTGGGAATCTCGGTCCCCATGCTCGATAAGCTATCAACCGGGTCCCGCGTACTATCTGTGGAGACCCTCGAACTAGCCATGGAGTTAGCCAGGCAATGTGGCCTCCCCAAAATGTCCTCACATTTGCGTATCCTAAGAACAGAGGCGACTAAACGTCCCAAGCGAGGTCCTAAGCCCGACACTGCTAACCGGTGGTGGAAGGACATGGACATGAAGAGTAGGACCTAATCTGATGACCAAGATCAAATCCAAACCCGCTACCAATAAAGCTCCTCCCAAACCTCTAACCATGAGGGTCGGGGACGGAGAAATCCGTGTGTCCCCCGAGCTGTACGCCTACGACCAGATCATGTCGATCCTGGATGACGACAAACAACGCATGGCCGACCTAGCCAGGGACCAGGTCATTGCATTCGGTGACCGTATCAAAGCCTCTGGAGCTAAGACCCTCTCCGCTGGTGTCCTAGCAGCTCTCGGGATGGGTCCTCCTAAACGTCAGGGGGGCAGGGCTACCATCCTGGAGATTGAGGACCAGGACCAGGGTCCGTCAGAATTGCCCCCCAGGTAACGATTAGACGAGCGTAGTAAGGTTTTCAGGCCTCTGGGGGTGTCGTAGGATGGTGGGGACCATCGACCGATCCTGGGCCGTTCCTAGGCCGTCCGTAGTGCCCCCACCTATAATCAACAACTTAGGAGAACTGATGTGGACTATATCTTCCCTATCGCCTGTGTCCTACTAATCGCCTTAGAGCTTTACATACAACACTTTGAGGACACTCACCAGGGCCTAAATCCCGTGAGCAATTTTATCCTGTGGTTCGAGTCCACCCACGACGGCAAAGGCCCTGGTACCTACTACGGTGAGAAAGTGAGGCAATGGTGGCTCAGAAAATAATCTCTTCCGGCGTCCCGTGGTGGGTCCGTATCCTTCACGATCTGATGCAATTCATAGACTACAAAGTACTTTGTCCCATATCCAAAAGAATGGTTTATTGGCGAGTAGCCCTTTGGAATGCCTACTGCTCCTGTAAAAACTGTAATGAACGGCGGGCGTCTGGACAGCAGGCACCAAAAAGGAGATCCTGGTTATGAGCAGCTCTCCCTCTTGCCCTGTCACCCGTGACTTTTCGGATCAGGTCCGTCTCCTACTCCATTACCGTCAATGGACCCAGGAAGCCCTGGCCTTAGCTTCCGACCTCCACCAGCCGCTCATCTCCCGTATCCTCCGAGGCTCTGTCTGGCCCACCCTCACCACCCTCCACCGTATAGCCCAGGCCCTCGATTGCCAGCTAAAAATAGAGCTGGTCCCTAACGATGGCTGGCGTCCAGAAGTGGTGAGAGCTTTGGAACGACGAATCAAGCAAGAAACTGAGGCTTCTCCTGCCGAATGACTATGGGACCCAGGCTGTTTAATGGCGTGCGGATGCTGGATGGGCCAGCTCCTAGGAACGTGTGGCGGCTCGATGGAGGTGCTCTACCGATGGTGCAGCGCTTCCATCAGAACGGAGTGAGAGTGGACGTGCCATACCTCAAGACCCTGGAGAAGGACTTTGGGGCTCAGCAATCGGATCTAGAGTGGGACCTGTTTGAGAGCATTGGGCATAGTTACCAGGACTTTGATGGCAAGAAATATCAACCGTTCAATCTGTCTAGCCCGGATCAGGTGGAGCGGCTCCTGTTCCGCCATCTCAAGGTCCAGGGTAATGACCAGCTACAGTTGACTAAGAGTGAGAAGCGGGCCACCACAAGTGATGACGTGCTGGAGAAGTACAGGAGTAGACACCCGGCCATAGGGATCATTCTCAGTTACAGGGAATTGGATAAGCTCCTGGGGACTTACGTGCTCCCATTACAGCAATGGGCTGATGGGGAGAGCCGGGTGCATACGGATTTCTCGGTTACGACGGCGGCTACAGGGAGATTAGCCAGCCGACGCCCGAACCTCAACAACATCCCCACACGCACAATTCTGGGCAAAAAGATCCGTGGAGCCTTTCTAGCTAGTAAAGGTAATTTGTTGATTTCAAACGACATGAGTCAGATCGAAATGAGATGGGTAGCTCATTTGGCTCAAGACCCTACGATGATGTCGATTTTTACTCAGGATCATGACATCCATGATAGGACTGCATGTGAGATTTTTGGCAGGGACCTAAGGGAGATCACCAGGATCAAGAAAAAGGTGAAAGCCGGGGACGCGACCACAGCCGAGGAAGCCATGTACAAACATTTCACCCAGTTCGAGCGGCTCCCCAGTAAGACTCTAGGATTCGGCATCCTCTACGGGCAGACGGCCCAAGGACTCCTAGATTCCGTCATGCTCAGCAAGGACCCCCACTGGACCAACCAGGAGCGTAAGAAGTTTGAAGATAAATGGACCCTGAGCGAATGTGAACGATTAATCGGGCAATGGTACGGGGTTTATAACAAGATCAAGGAATGGATGGAGTTGCAGTTTAACCGGGCTAGGCGATATGGGATGACCTGGGATGCGTTCGGCAGGATAAGGCTGGTGCCAGAGGTCTATTCGGTCCATAAACGGATCAAGGCTGAAGGGTTGAGAAAGAGTGGGAATCATGCGATCCAGGCGTCGGCCACTGGGAGCCTCAAGATTGCCATGGCTATGCTCGATCCCATTTCTGAGACCTTCAATAGTGGCTCCTCAGTGTGCCTGCCTCTCTTGAGTATCCATGACGAGCTTTTGGTGGAGGCCTCGAAGGACATCGCTAAGGACTGGGCAGAGATAGCACGAGAGTGTATGGAAAATGGGACGCCCATAAGTGTCCCTATAAAAAGTTCGTTTGATGTGGCTGAAAGGTGGAATTTGCTCAAATGAGAGCATTACCTAGTATTGTAGGAAGGAAGTACAACAAACTGTTGGTGCTGAAATATACGGGGAGATCCAACAAGCACGGAAAAAGGTATGTATTGTGTCTCTGTGAATGTGGGAATCGTACCGAGACCATAGCCGGTAGCGTAGTCTCCGGCATCTGCAAGTCCTGTGGATGCCTCAACAATAAACCATACAAATACTTGAATGGACAAAGGGATCTCCCAGAGTTCAGTGTTTGGAAGGATCTACGAAACCGTTGTAACAATCCAAGGAACAAAGGCTACCACTTGTACGGAGGACGCGGTATTCAAGTGTGTGAACGCTGGGATAAGAGCTTCGACGCTTTTTACGCTGACATGGGGCCTCGGCCCTCTGATCTACACTCCATAGACCGTAAAAACAACAACGGTAACTATGAACCAGGGAATTGTCACTGGGCCACAGCCCCGCAGCAAACCAGGAACCAAAGAACCAACCATTATTTTGAATGGAAAGGGAGGCGTATGATCCTTCCTGATTGGTCCGTTGTTCTGGGGATCGATTACCAAGTTTTATACATGCGTCTGCGGAATGGTTGGGATTTGGATAGAGCATTCACAGCCCGCGTGATTAGCAAGCCAGGATCTGGTCCAAGAAGGAAGGAGCTAAAATGAACAAGGAACTAACTACTCAATCCAAACATCTAACCCTCAGTGAACTGGAGGAGCACCTAGACCTCCTCATTGACGCTGAGGACACAGTAACCCCCGAACAAGAGCAGGAGTACAAGAGGGACATGCAACAGGCCCTCGACTCCTCCATGCAGAAACGGGACCGTGTGGCCTCCCTAATCATCTTCCTCATGCAACAGGCCGATGCCGCCTCCCAGGAGAAGGATCGCCAAGCCAAGCGGGAGAAGCGATTAAGGAGGGAGGCTGAGCGGCTCTCTAGCTATGTCCTGGAAGTGATTAAACAGAAGGGGCCAGACGACAAAGGCAAGTACAAACGGCTAGAGGGCCACACCTCTACCTTGGTCCCTAAGCGCTGTCCCCCATCCATCTGCATCACTGACCAGGCCATAGTCCCCATCAAATACAAAACCGCTCTGATCAAGATGAGTGGGGAGGATTGGGAGCTATTGGTCTGGGACCAATGCCCGGAGTGCAGGGGGACAGGTAAAGATTGGCGCTATCCCATAGATCCTAAAATCGTGTGTAAGACGTGCGAGGGGAGGGGGAAGGTGTTCTCGATGCTCTATGAGTATTTGAGGAAAGTGAGCTGGCCGGAGGATCTGATTAGCAAGACTAAGATTAAGGAGGATTTGGAGCAGAATATGCTTGAGAGAAGTAAGGAGCCCCTGGCATATCCAGAGGATTGGGGCAAGATCAAGGGGGCCGAGCTAGTGACTGACAAATTGAGATTGGAGATCATCTGATGAGGGAGCAATTACTAGGCTATGTCGTAGGAGGTAAGAACGTGCCCTACAACACGCCTCTAGCCGTCACCCTGCCCATAGGTGACTGGCTGAGAATCCAGACATTCGTAGTCGCCATGGAGGTGCAAATGAAGCGGGAGCCCTCCTCATCCCAAGAGTTCCTAAAATCCATGGCCGATACCAGAAAGCGGTTAGCACAATCAATTAAGAAAGCACGAGGACTAGACTAAATCATCATGACTACTATCACTGAATCACGCGGTAGATTGATCATAGCTATTGATCCCGAGCCCCAGAACGCACCCCTAGGCCGTAGAGTATTCCGTGGCCAGGACCAGTTAACTTTTAACACTGAGGACTCCAGCGTAACCGCCGGGCTCATTACCAGGGATTGGGTCAGGAAAGCTCTAGCGAATCCTAGCCATAATCCTAGTGCCCAATACCTGGGGGATTTGACCATAGAACGGGCGGGGGATTGGGGGCTACAATAGATCCCTAGTTATGTTGCTAAGTACTTTTCTAAGGCCCCAGATCTATTGACCTGTGCAGGTCTGGGGCCTAGACTTTGGACATGAAGACACAAACCTTTTACACGGTTACTTGCTCTTTCCTAGCCGGGTCTCTAGTCCCCGCCACTGCCCTCTATCTCACCGGGGGCTCCAATCGCTTCAACTTTTGCTTCGGCCTGATCCTCGGCCTAGCCCTAATCCTAGTCCCACTCCTTCTGTGGCCCAAACGCCTAAGCCAATGGATCTGGACTATTGCTTGTGCCTGGGAGCAGTTCCTATCAGCATTGCACACGACTTCTACCCTGACATCGAGCCGTGAGCCCAAGCCTACCCCCCATAGCCAGGTCCTAGAACAGTCGATCAAGAAAGATGAGCCTGTAGAGCCTGCTAAAGAGTCCCCCGCCTTTGCCGGGGACGTAGTGAGTGCTCTCATTAACCTGCACACAGCCCAGGGCAAGAGCCAGAAGATAGTCAATGAGCTGGTGGCTAAGAAGGAGTATGAGGGGTTCGATCCCCTGTTTAAAGATGCCGTACAAGTGTTGAGGACTATGAAGGCAGGAGGACGCTAGGGATGTGTGCCTGTGACGACGGCACCTGTATCATGTCCGGCATCCTGATCACTCTACTACTCACTGTCCCATTCCTAGTGTGGTTCGGCAGGAGAATAACTAAGTAGAGAATTAAGGTTGATGGGCTATTGATCGATGCATAGGGAGAGGGTAAGTTACTGGTGAGGAGATTGAGAGCTTATGACCAAAGAAACAGAAACATGGAGAGACATAGTGATCATCACGCCTGAGGGGATTAGTTATGATCGATGGAGGAGCTTTCTGGAGTTCCTTTATAGTCTAACCCCAGGCATGGCAGACGATGTTAAGTGTCAGCAGTGGGCCTACGTGACTGCTATGGACCTGCTACCGTCTCTCAGACGCAAGGCCACTAATTTACCGGCTCGGAATTGCGAGGAGGTGTCCTAATGCCCAGTACACAACATAAACCATCCGAACAGCAACAAGCCGTACTTGATTGGGTCAAGAATGGGGAGGGGAACCTGAACCTCAAGGCCTACGCAGGTACGGGGAAAACTTCGACCCTGATGATGATCGCTATGGCTATCAAAGGGATGGGGGATGGGTTCCTGGGAGCGTTCAACAAGGCCATCGCTGAGGAGTTCAAGGAGCGACTGGCCCAGCAGGGGAGTTATTGGGTGAAGGGGGCTACGATCCATAGTGCGGGATACTCGGCATGGACCAAGGTTACGAAGGGCCTGGGCTCTCCTGATTCGTACAAGGTCAAGAAGCTGGCCCAACAGGTGTGTGCGTGGGACAGGAAATTACAGACGGCCATCAAGGACACCGTGGGGTATGCCAAACAGGAATGCCTGGGGGTGGTTGGATGTGACCCCTACACGGCTACCGAGCCCTGGCAGCGGATCATCGAGTACTACGACATGCGGGAAGAGATCCGGGGCATCCCCCCTGAGCAGTTCATCTCGATGTGCCAGGACGTGTACAAACGCTCCCTGGATCTGTGCAAAACCGTTATCGACTTCGACGACATGATCCTGGCCCCCCTCTATTATCGGGCTCCGTTCAAGAAGTATGACTGGGTCATGATAGACGAGGCCCAGGACACGAACACGGGACGGCGGCTGATTGCCTATGAGTCGATGAAGGCTGATAGCCGGTTGATTGTGGTGGGGGACCCCTACCAGTCGATTTATGGATTCGCTGGTGCCACCAACAACGCTATGGATCTGATCAAGGAACAGATGCACAGTGAGGAGCTAAGTCTATCAGTTACTTATAGATGCCCCAAATCCGTAGTGAGTGTGGCTCAGAACTGGGTACCGGACTTCACAGCAGCCCCCAATGCACCCCAGGGACTCGTGACTAACCTGGATCACACAGACTTTTGGCGACAGAGCTTTTCGTTCAATGACGCGATTCTCTGTCGAAATACCCGGCCCCTGGTTGGGATCGCGGGCCGGTTAAGGGACAAGGGGATTCAGTGCGTAGTGGAAGGGCAATCGGGTAAGGCTCTAGTGGCCCTGGCAATTAAATGGGGCGAGGACCTGGACCTTGGGACGTTCCTAGACAAATTGCGGGAGTATGAGAGGACTGAGGTGTCCAAATGGATGCAGAAAGGGCAAGGGGAACGTGCAGAGACCATCCAGGACAGGTGTGGGACACTCCGGGACCTGTGTAAGAAACTAGGGAAGGGTGGCAGGAAGGCCTTGACCGAGGATCTGGCCAAGAAGATTGAGTTCCTGTTCGGGGATGCCCCCGGAGTTAATACCCTGAGGCTATGCACGGTTCATAGATCCAAGGGCCGGGAATGGAACCGGGTCTACCTGATCGGCAGGAATCGCTATATGCCCTCCGTCTGGGCCAAGAAGGACTGGGAACAGCAACAGGAGACCAATCTGATGTACGTGGCGGTGACTAGGGCTAAAGTGGAGCTGGTGGAGGTAGAGGTGCCATTCAAACGCAAGGGATATGATACGGAATGGTGGGAGGAGGGGTGGCGGGCCTCGTATGAGGAGGATGATCTATACGATGAGGATCAGGATCAACGCTGGGATCATCAGAATGAGGAGGCGGGGGTCTAGAGCCCCCTCCCAATCCCATGCCACTCATCAAATACCAGCAAAAGAAGTTCGACCCAGCCACCCTCAAAGTCATCAGTCAAGCCAACCAGATCCTTGAGGACTATACAGCTCAGGGCTACGACCTAACTCTCCGGCAGCTCTACTATCAATTCGTTAGCCGTGGCATCATCCCCAACAACGACAAGCAGTACAAACGCCTGGGCTCGATCATCAACGATGCCCGATTGGCCGGACTTGTGGATTGGTCACACATCACGGATAGGACCAGGAACCTGAGGTCTCATGCCCACTGGACCTCCCCTCAATCCATAATCGACGCCTGTGCTAAACAGTACATGATCGACAAGTGGGATCGGCAGGAGAACTACGTGGAGGTATGGGTAGAGAAAGATGCATTGGTGGGGGTGTTGGAAGTGGCCTGTGGGGCGTTGGATGTGCCCTATTTCTCGTGTAGGGGGTATACGAGCCAGAGCGAGATGTGGGCGGCTGCAATGAGACTAATCCATAGGAGCACCCAGGGACATGAGGTCCATATCATCCATTTGGGAGATCACGATCCTAGTGGCATAGACATGAGCCGGGACATCGAGGACCGTTTAAACATGTTTAAGGTACAGGGATTGACGGTTAACCGTATTGCCTTGAACATGGATCAAATCGAGCAGTATAATCCCCCGCCGAATCCCGCCAAACTATCCGACTCCAGGGCTACGTCTTACGTGGAAAGGTTTGGGGATGAGTCCTGGGAGCTGGATGCTCTGGAGCCGAGCGTGATTACAGAGCTTATAAACGATGCTGTATTCGAGTTAAGGGACCCCGATAAGTGGGAGGAGGACCTGGAGACTGAGGAGAAACAGAAGGCCCAGTTAGTGGCCTGCTCCAAGAATTGGGAGAAGGTGATAGGGAGCTTATGAGCTATTGGCCCAATCTCCCTCCCGTGCCCCCTCGCTCCACCAGAGCCCCTCTACCCCATTCCCGGTTCACTGGTCCCGAATACCTAATCCACGAGCAGAACCTCACTCTCGTCTCCCAGGCTCTCTCCAATGACTGGCTCAGATGCCAGGAACTAAGCCAAAGAATCATAGACCTAGGATTAGGACCAGGGATGCATCGAGGTAAGGTGGGGATGCTCATGCCGGAGCTGGTTAGGAGAGGGGTGGCCGAGGTCAGGATGACTAAGAATGAGAGGCCGGGATGTGGGATGAAGCCTGTACCTATGTACCGGAAAAGAGTAGTAGAAATTTCCTGTTGACATTCGGCAGGAGAAGCTGTACAAAGAGTAGGGGACACCAACTAAAAAGGAGGATGATTAGCAGTTATGCCTAAGATTCAGTTAGGGGACGCGGAGTACAGGATCGTGGGGGATAACGGGGAGGAGGGAGAGGTCATGCTTTATGGCCAGCCCGCTGTATTAGACTGTGAGGGGGGCCAGTTCATGACCACCTGGGACCTCGATAAGGAGGGGGACCCCGTGTGTAAGTTGAAGAAAGGGATGATGATTAACACGGAGAACGGGCAGACGGTGCAGACGGTGGAGACAGAGGAAGTGGACTTTGCTTTTGATGACGACACCAATAGCACCGTGGCTATAGCAGCGGAGGGCGGGGATGACGATGAGGGCCTCGATGATGACGATGAGGATGAAGACGAGGACCTGGACGACGATGAAGATGATGACGATGACGATGAGGAGCCGGAGTTAGAGGCTCTGCGGCGGGAGTTGTAGTAGGGGACACGGGGCCTAGGATTTAGGCAACTAACCAGCACCAACCACAACAAACTAAACCAATTACAAGAAAGAGGAGCAGGAGAATTATGTCTATGAACACGGTAACGGAAGACGAGCAGGAGTTCCAGGAGACAGAGATGGAACTGGCAGAGGGAGCGGCGGTGATTGAGAACGAGCCCACCCCTGTGGATATGGCTACATTAACCCCTATGGACATGCCCAGCAGAGTCCAATTCATTGATCCCCAGGACTTGGTGATTGATGATGAGTTCAACCCACGGCGATTCCAGGTCAAAGCCTCGGAAGTCGTGGAGCTAGCTAAGGACATCGTGAGTAATGGACAGATCCAACCCATAGTGGTCCGGGAGTTGGGACGGAAAGATGGCCGGATGAAATACCGGGTCACAGATGGCAGGACCCGCTCCAAGGCTATCCTCTACGCTAATGAACACAAGATGACCGAGGAGCCCTTGAAGGTGGCGGCATTGGTGGTAGAGCAGGATGATGCCCAGGCTTACATCACGGCTATTGCATCGTTCAAGCGCAAGGACTGGACCCCCATCGATAAGAGCAATGTTATCAAGACATTGGAGGGGGAGTTTGGCATGAAGCGCAGTGCCATTGCCGAGAAATTGGGAATCCCTAAGTCCTCAGTAACAGAGCTGGCCCACTTGGCTGATCTCCGGCCTCAGATCCAGAAAAAGATCAATGACGGAGTGATCCCCTACACAGCGGTCAGAACCCTGATTGGGCAATCGGAAGAGGACCAAGATGAGGCCATCAAAGAACTGGAGCAGGGCGGGGGCAAGGTCAGTGTGGAGAAGAGGGAGCACCTGCGGGCTAAGAAGCGTGCCAAGGGGTTGAAGGAGGGGAAGGAGCTGAAGGCCTCACTCACCACCAAGGAGGCCAAGAAGGGCTTTGGGGAGCTGTATGGGGCCGATCTGGAGAAAGGGGTGGAGTGCAAGTACAGCGAGGGCGTACAACAGAAGGGTAAGGCCCTGGTGAAGTTCATGGAAGGTAAGATGGGGATCAAGGCCCTGGCCAATATCCTCGACAGCTAGAGCAGTTAGACACGTAAAGGAGAACTTAGAATGCAAAACAACTATGCACGGCTGACCAAGCGATTCGGCACGGGTACCGCCGATGAAGGGGGGACTAAGAACCCGGACCTGGACGATTTTAACCTGATCCTCCTAGCCCGCATTGCCGATAACCTGGATCGATTAGCTACGGCTCAGGAGCAGGGACAGGGGGCAGAGAGCCAGCCGAAAAAGGTTGCTAAGCAGGCCGGGGGTGAGGTACAATAGCTAGGTACGGTCAAATAGCAATCACTTCCGTTTGCTAGGGGGATCTGCTCTCTCAGGTCCCCCACCACAAATCCCCTGTGAAAAATCAAACTGAACCCGTCCTGGACTTCAGGATAAGGAAAAAACACCCATGCATAGCCGTCGAAGAGTTTTGCAGGCAGTGCGGTTTGGTGTTCACGTACAAAGCCTATGACGGGCAGTTGCCCAGAAGGTTCTGTGAACGGACCTGCTCTGATGCCTATCATGCTGAACATGGATTAGCCAACAGTCCGAGGAGTGACTATTCGGACGCTGAAGTTATACGTCTATACGTGGCCGAAAAGCTAACGGGCCAGCAGGTAGCAGAAAAACTGGGGATGAGTAAGGATTACGTCTATCACCGTCTCAGAAGGAACGGTATTGCCCCTAGAGACATGAAGCAGAAGTTAGTCTGCCAGATCGAAGGATGCGGAGAGCCTACCAGAAGGTATTTTCACAAAAGATCAGGCTGGATGCGGGATACACTGTGTATCCATCATCGCTTGGTTCACAAACGGGAATGGAATAGGAACAGGCGTGGCATAACTGAACCTAAACCATATTTATACAAGGAAAACAGGAGTGACGAATGGATAAGAAAAGGGAAAAAGCTACTGAGGAAAGCGCGGGTATTTCTGAGAGACCTGGGAAAGGATCAGGGGAATCCAAAAGCCTAGTAATCGCTCAGGCCGGGGTGACCACTAGTAAGGAGTTTGCTACACTCATGTCCAATTTGATGAGTGATCTGATCGAGGGGACCATCACTCCAGGCGTAGGGAATGCGGTATGCAACGCTGGGGGAAAACTACTCAAGATTGTGGAATTGCAGCAGAAGTATGGCAGATCTAATGATGCCTCCACCGATAAGACGTTGAGGCTCACAGATTAAACAACTAGAAGGGGGCCGGGGGACGGCCCCCAATTCTCTCAGGCTGTTACTTCCTCCTCCATCTCCCCCTCATCATCTCCCTCCCCATCCCCCTGCTCCAACTCCAAACTCATAAACTCCTCAGCAAACTTCGGAAGCAATAAGTCCTTTCCCACCAACTCTTTAGCAATCGGAGGATAGCTCTTGAGTGCCATCACTAGGGTCTCCGCTCCCTGCAACTTGATCTGCTGATACGTCGCTTCATCATACGTGTCGATCATCCACTCGGCAAACGCGGCCCCTCCTAGATTCCGGTTGATGTGATTGAGCAGAGGGCGTTTGATCTCTTCCATGAACTTGATCAGATTCACCTGCTCATCTTCCAGCTCATCCTCTTCCACGGCTGCTCCTGCCATATCCGCCGCTCGATTCTCCTGGGGCGGGGGCTGGACGATCTGAGGGGGCGGGGGCGGGGGCGGCTGGACATTAAGCCCTAGCTCCTGAGCCCGTTTCCTCTCGGCCATGACCTGATTTACCTGATAGGCATTGAGAGCTACCTGTCCCATCTGTGCCACGCTCTGGAGAATATCAGGGAGCTTATCCATCCACCCTCCAGCTCCACCTCCCTGGTCATTGCCCCCTCGGATTAACTGGACCACCTCCAATGCCTCCTTGATTACGCTCTTGGGGCTCTGCTGTTCAGCAGGCGCACCAGCGCCCTGGGCTGGAGCTATTCCACCCCCTGCCTCCAATCTAGCCAGCAGTCTATCCACCTTCTCCTCGGCCTTATTGACCCTATCACTCTGGATCGTCAATACGGTCTGAAACATCGACAACAGGGACGGGTCTATAGCCTGGGCCTGAGCCGGAGCCGGATTCATAGTCTTGAACGCCGACGCCATTTTTACAAACTGCTCTACAGGGTCAGCAATCACCACCTGCTGCCCTCGCTCATAGGCTCCCTTCAATATCTCCCCCGCCTGCCTGTTGACCTCCCCCATGGCCTGGGTCACTTCTTTTACGACCGTAGCCGTGGTGTCATTCTGTCCCCTATCACTGTTCTTATCCAGCGATTTATCCAGGACTTTGCTCAATAACTGAGTGACCTGTGTGACTGCCGAACTCTCTGCCATGTCCCTAGTCTCCTTCTGTTGATCTGGTAACTTCCCCTGCGATCTCAAGTACCTGATGTAGTTCTGGTTCCCCGGATCAGCCAAGTCTACATTCCTCGTGTCATCTATACGCCGATCACTAGGAGGGCTAGCCCGGAAGTCCCTCCAGTTCTCCCTCACGTTGATCGTACAGATAGTCCGCTTATCTACCACGTCGTCATTGATCATCAACTTGTAGTCGCCTGATCCATAACGATTCAACAAGTCTGTAATAGATTCTAGAGGTTCTCCTAATTTGTCGATGTACCCGTGATCCTCCTTGATCCCCCGCTCATCTTTCTCCGGGACTAGTAGCACAGGCCACAATCGATAGACATAGATCGTAAGCCGCTGCTGTGCCCACGATGGCAGTTCTCTCCACCACTTGAAGGCTTTATCGGGCCTGGCATGGGGGTTAGCCGCCTCCGAGTAATAGACCTTGAACAATGGGCTAGGCGTAGGCGCATCCACCACCTTAGCCGTCTTACTAGGTTCCCCATCCACCCTAGTGCGCCCTACCCCTTTCTTAATCACCTTGGGAGCTGTAGCAGGCGGTGGGTCTGGTTCTGGATCTTCGGCAGGAGAAGTCGTGAGGATGGGGGTTATGGGGGATTCGGGGTCATCTTCACCCGGATCTGGTGGCAAGTCGTCCCCTAATTGACTTATGGATTGTTTTTGATCTTCAAGTGTATCATTTTGCACTAGGTTAGGCTCCTTTAGATAGGGGTTTTGGGGTCTGGGTATCCCCATTTACCCTACACCTAGGGACTTTATCACACTAAGTTAGTGATGTGCAAGGACTATCTTCTGGGGATCGTGGGCGGGCGGGCACCTTTTATAACTTACAATTAGTTCCGCGATGGACCCGGCAATTGTTTATGGCTATAGTCTTTGGTGCAAGCCCGAGAACTCTAGTCACAAAGGATTCTGCTTCCTTTATATGCGTGGTGGACCCAGAGCCCGAGCACAACGCCTCTACCGTACCCATGCCATAGCCTCATCCCAGGGCCTAACAGGATCAACCATGTCTATGGATTATCCTGCCGAACAAATCCCCAGAGGTAGCCAAGGGATGGGAGGGATCGGGGAAGGGGAGCAGATGCAGGGGCAAGTGGTCCACCCGCTCTTTGGACAAGATCTAAGGTTTACGGCTCAGGTAGTGCCGGATGACCCGGATGAACAGGTCAGGCAAACGATAGCTCTGATGACTCAATACGCTCAGGAGGACTCTCAGTCTCCTGCCGTACAAGCCGACATAGCCCAGATATGTAGGAGTGGGGGTAATCAATTAGGGCTAATCACGAAGGCTTGGGAGTGGACCCAGAGGAAGATTCAGTTTATCAGGGACGAGGAACTAGGTGGGCCACTCGAACAGCTACTTAGTCAGTACAACGGGTATAGGGATAAGCCAGTGGTCGAAGTGCTCATAAGGCCGAGAGACATGGCCGGAATCGGGGTGATCAAAGCTGGGGACTGTGATGATTACTCGATGTACCTCTCAGCCCTACTCACTGGGATGGGGATTAGGAATAGCTTTGTAACGATTGCGGGGGATATGCGTGATCCAGGACATTTTAGCCATGTGTACGTGGCAGCGTATCCAGATGATCAGAACGTGGGCAGGGTATCTGTGGATGCAAGCCATGGGGAGTACTGTGGGTGGGAGGGCAGGAAGCCGGGGGCGAGGATTAAGGAATGGAAAGTAAATTGGTAGAACTTAGGATGCTGCCACTAGGTTGGTGGCCCATATCAGAGAAGATGTTGGCTGAGTCCGGTTATGTGTTCACGTCATCCGCTGGACAGAATAGCATAGTAGAGGAGCAAGAGCCACAGTGCCTATGATCACAGTCCCAATGCAAAGAGGTGGAGCTAAGAGTTTGCCCGCCGAATTGAAGGTAGGGGGACATAACCCAATGATGCGATTAAGGGCCAGCTCACCAGGGTATGGGATGGGTGGGTTACGGGGGCTGAGGGGATTGGGGCAGGAGTGTGATGACAATGATACGAGTGGGTGTGATGGGAGTCCTATAGATATAGGGACCACTACGCCGGTAGCTGTTGACCTTCCTGTTTATACCCCGTCTACGATAGATACTACGACTCCAGATTTATCGGCGCTGAGTGCGACGATACCTACAAATCTGCTGGCTAGTTTGCCGCAGGGGTATACGGGGCCAACGATTGTAGCACCAGGGACAGCTACCCCAGCGGCTCCGAGCGGGTATCAATGGGCCACCATGGTGAATCAGACTGGGGCCACGTTGGCGAAAGTGTTGACGGTGGCTCAAGGGGGGACGGCTGTTACGCTGCCGAATGGGACGCAACTATTGTATGGGAGTCCGGCAGCGGCGGCTAGTGCGGGAACAACGGGGATTACGAGTTTGTTGTCGAGTACGGTAGGCGGGGTGAGTATGGGGACCATTTTGATCGTGGGGGCGTTGGGGTTCCTGCTGATAAGCATGGGAGGCAAGAAGTAGAGATGGCCTCAGGGATCAAGGCACAGGTCAGGGTGACGAAGAGTGGGAAGATTGAGGCCAAGATCCCCAGCAGGAGATCCAAGTAGGTGCTCCAGCCCACCACACATACGTGGAAGAGAGCAGTCCCCACAGGACTAGGATTCGATCCCTCGGCATATCGTGACGGCCAACGGCTCATCACACAGCTAGCCGGATTCGATCCAACAGCATATCAGGGACTCCGAGGTCTAGGTCTCAATACCAGTGCAGCGATCCCAGCGGCTACAGCAGCGGCCTCAACAGCGATTGGGATCTATGGCTCATTAGTCGCAACGGGATCAATTGCAGGGCCAGTCGGGTTAGCTGTATCAGGAGCCATAGCTTTAGGGGTAGCAATCTATAACTTGGTCCAGGGATGCGGATCGACCTGTACCGAAGCATCGAACATCGCTAATCAAGTCGCAGCTCTCTTGCAACAGAACCTCGATCAGTACATGTCGGCTCCTGTGCATTACGCATCGGCCCAGCAAGCGGCACTAACGACATTTAATTCGGCCTGGGCTCAGTTAGTGCAGATGTGTGGCAACCCACAACTATCAACAGCCGGGCAGAATTGCATTAGCCAGAGATCACAATCGGGATGCCAGTGGAAGACTAGCCCAGCGGGATGGAGTCAGGATGCATCAGGTAACTGGACGTATACGGGGGCAGGTCCCAACGGATCAGGATCTACGTGTTGGAATTGGTTTGTTGGTTACTACGATCCCATTGCTAATGATCCCACAGTCGTTCCTGATCCCGTGGCTACTTCCTCAACCACCACAACTAGCCCGGTAACAGGGGCCTCAACTACAACCACAGTCCTGAGCAATGGACAGGTAGTCACCACCCCTGCGTCTAGTTGCCCGCTTAGTTTCTTTAGTGGGGAATCCTGCCTAGGAGGATTCATTGGCACTCAGACAGCTTTAGTATTAGGAGCCGGACTCTTGGCTCTATTGGTCTTGGGGGATTAGGACTAACTAACTATGCGAATCGATATGAATCTCGCTAGACGCGGCCCGTCAACAGGGTACCATGAGCCAGTCCCCCATTCACTTAGTTCTTTGGGCAGGCCAGGGCTGCCAAGTGCCCTGCAACGATTCGTAGACCTCAATACTAAGAGATATGGGATGCGTGGCCTGGGATCTACGGCTGATCAGATTATTGCTCAGTATCAACAGGAGTTTGCTCCCAATAATCCCTTCGTCATTAATAACCCATCGCTGGTCCAGGATGCAGCAGGTACGGTGATCAATGCCCTCAATACTTACTGTGCTAATAATCCTGGGGACGCCTCCTCGTGCAATGGATCTGTGGCCTCCTCTTCGTACATAGCCCAGGCAAATCAGATTGCCGCTGCACTGCCTCCGGCTTTAGTGGCCGCTGCCCAGGCTGGACAAACTACCCCTATAGCTACTCCTAATACTACGACGGCTAACAATCCAGGACCTATAATCTCACAAGCTACCGAGAACTGTTTCCCGCTAGTGGGCTATACGTGGGTCCCTGGGACTGGCTGCATGCAGAATGCTTATGTGCCGGGAGCTACGACTGCTGCCACTACGTTTGCAAGTAATCCTCCAGCCCAGACTACAGCTACGTCTAATATTGTGAGTGGGGGAGGGAGTGGGACGCAGGGCGGTGGTAGCAATGTATTAGGTACGGCTCCACAATCTGCTCCTCCTCCAGTGCCTACAGGAGTGTTGCCGAATCAGCCTACTGTACAGAACTCGAATGTCACGGGTAGTGCTACGGGCACATCGGCTCTAACGACAGGGGGGACGAATCCTAACCTGACTCCTGGGACTTGTGCATTGAGCTTCTTTCCAGGAGAAACGTGTTTAGCCGGAGCAGTGGGTAGTAAGACGGCCATGCTCTTGGGAGCAGGGGTCCTGGCTCTGTTTCTGTTCATGGGGATGAGTAAATAGTATGGCAAAGATGTCAGGCATGCATGGATTAGGAACCACTACACCAACGTGCTCAGTCTATCAAGACCCGTCCTGGCCTAAGGGCTGTCCCACTGGGTACACGAATCAAGCAATGTATTATGTCCCTAATTCTGAGGTAGTGAATGCTCTATCAACTACTCCTGGGGCCGTGCTCGAATTAGGTGCCAATGGGTGTCCTCAATACGTTTGTACGAACAGTTCTGGGGAGGGGCCTCTACAGAATCCAGGTACAGCAGGCTGTGGTGTATTTGGTACCGGCCTGTTTCCTGCTCAAGCGGCCTTATATGCAGCGGGAGCGTTAGGATTATTGCTGCTGCCCGGATGGGGTAAGTTGCTGGGTGTGGGTGCATTGGCTGGGGGATTTCTATACGCCTGGGGGTGGCAGTGGCAGCTACAACCTAATGCAGCGGGAACAGGTACACAGTGCGTACAGATAGGAGCCTCTGGATTATGAGACGCCAGAGACTAGGAGCCTTTCAATCCGGCCAGACCATCCTCCCACAGAATCCATTTCGTGGTGGGATGGGAGATCTAATCCCTGGATGCTTCTCAGTCCCTAGCAACCCCTTCTATCCTCGTGGCTCTGACCAATGTGTACCTTGGGGCCAATCAGGTATGCTGCCGATGAGCACTGGATCAAACGTGGGGCCTGGCTCGATTCCTCTGGGCACTAGCCAGCTTCTAAGCTCCATGCCCTCTAGTTCCATCGCATCAGTCCCTATTGCCACAGGCACCCCTGTAGACGTCACAGCCCCTACAACTACTATCGTGATCGCAACCAATAACGAGTCCTCAGGCCCCACAGCCGCTACCCTACAGACTTCTCCATCAGCGGCTCCTAATTACCCCTCAGCCTATGGCAATGCCGCCTATCTAGATGCTGGGTCAGCAGCCGGTACACAGATCCCGAGAGGGCACAAATTCACCACTCAAACGATCTTGAACCCCTTACCGCAGATCGTCCCCAACGTCCCAGGCGTTACCTACTCAGATAACACAATAATGTGCAAAGGGATAGTGGGATGGATTGGGGACAATCCCTTATTAGCAGCGGGGGCTCTGGTCGGGCTTTATCTCTTAATCAAGGGGGTGGACTAAAATGGCTGGTGCATGGAATGGTCCTGCTACCGTAACCATCGAGTCAGGCGTAATCACTGACCCAGGCAATACTCCCGCGACTGCTGCTGATTGTCTACCCTACGCATGTTTCGCGGACGGTGGAGCTAACACTGGGGCTAGGGCGTGGTGCGCGTGGTATGGGCAGATGAACTCGTACAACACGTGCGAGAATCCTGTCTGCGCTCCTTATAGATCTACGTCGGGATTGAATTGCCCCAGCGTCGTACCTGCTCCCACTACCCCTCCCTTTCCGGTGACGCCTCCGATTTATGCGCCATTGCCTAAGGCTACGACGCAAACGACTCCGTCTATTACGCAAACGGCTCTTAATGCATATGGAGCCTCGCAACCAGCATCGAAAGCTATTAACCCCAGATCACTAGTTCCCACCCTGCCTTCTATCGTTGCTGCTCCTATGCAGGAGCCTCAGGTTCAAGCGTGCGACTCGTTGGCTGGATGGGTTGGACAGAATCCCTTGTTAGCTGTGGGGGCTTTGGTGGGCTTGTACTTCCTGGTGAAAGGATAATTGTTGAGATGAAGACCAAAGACCTAATCATGTACGCGGCGATTGCAGGGGGAGCTTATGCCCTCTACTGGTACATCAATAACTATGGGCCTTCTGGAGCTGTGGCTGTGGCCGGGGGACCTGGGAGCTACTGGGCCTCATGGTTCGGAACCACGGCTACGACTCCTGTAGTGACGGCAGGGACCACAACCACTTCTACTTCTGTGGACACGACTCCCGCCACCACAACTACTACAGCTCCGGCCACCACGGCCTCAGGCACGGTCTCTACTCAACAGATGGCCACTCAACAGCAACTCCAAGCCATTAACTACCTACTCTCTCCCCAGGACCAGCGTACCTTTGCCTCGATGGCTCCCACTCTTACTTATGCCCAAGCAGCCTCGATGTTAGCCAATGCTCAAGCATGTGTAACAGGAACTACCTATAGCCTAAGTGATGGCCTGTGTTCTACTCCCAAAGCTACCCCTATTCAGACCGTGGCAGCCAGCGGTGGGACTGCTGCCCAGGACACACCTAATCGCCGTGGCACAGAGGGGCTGGGAATGATCATGCCTGCCCCCTCAACTGTGACCCAAGCCAATAGTGGTGTAGGGTTAGGGGGCATTGACCTGGGAGCCCTACCTAAGAAATCGCCATGGGGCAAGATGCCTAATCGGTACACGAACTAAAAGGAGCCAATGATCTAATGATGTGCCTAGGATTCACTAAATCTAACCAGTGCGGGAGACAAGATCAAGTAGTAGCTCCTAATAGCGTGTGCCCAGACATCACGTGGTTCTATCTAGGAGCAGCAGCCGCAATAGCTCTAGCTTTAATGGGCAGAGGCGGGAGTAAGAGTGGTGGGGGATCGGCAGGAGAACTAGCCTAGATGTCGATGCTCAACCTATCTAGCTATCAGGGGTTCTCTGGGATGGGGCTGGGGATGGGGGATGTGTCTGATGACCTCAGTGCCTTGGAGAATGAATCAATCATAGCTGGTGGGACTGATCCGTCTGGACTGCCACTGACTTCACCTGCGTCTACGGCGGCTATTAATCAGGAGCCTATCCTGACTCCTGCTCAAGTGGCGGCTTTACCAAGTGGGGGATCGATGTCCACTACCACCATCTTGATGATCGGGGTGGCGGGATTGGCAGCAGTGATGTTGATGGGTAAGGGCAAGAGATAGATGATGATCAATCTCAATCAAAGGATGGGTATGGGTGGCTTGGGGGATCCTACTTGTGATGCCACGGGGATCTGTCTAGACACGAGTGGGATTACCATGGCCCCTGTGACCACTCCTGTGTCTGGGAGCACCTACACAAGTGCCTTACAGAATCTCCCGTTAAACACGGGAGTAAATACCAACTATCTGGACCAGCCTGTTTTATCAGCTAGTCAGTATGCAGCACTACCTGCTAATCCGCCATCCATTGTAACGATCCCTGGTACACAGACACCGATATCCAGCACGGTTTTATTACTTGGAGGAGTGGCTGTTGCGTTATTCGTGGCAGTCATAGCCAACAAATGAGCATGATGAATAGAAGTCTCGCTAGCTTAGGGAGTCTGAGTGGCTTGGGAACTGTTGCACCTCCAGCAGGTGGATTAGCTCCAGGATCTCCATGTTATGATCCGACGCATGATGGCGGGATCATTCACTGTGCCTCGATTTCTAATGTTCTGTTGAGCGCCCTGAACCCGTTCAGCCAACAGATGACTACAACGTGTTCTGATGCTGAGAATGCATGTCTACAGACGGCCTCAGCAAATACATTGAATCAGAATCCCACCAGTGATCTGTGCGGCAACACAATAGGAATCAATTGCAGCACATTGATAGGCATCGGTCTGGGGTTGGTGGTACTGATTGTAGTGGCCAAGAGCATAAAGTAATGAACACTGAACTCACAAAACGATCCACGTACTTGAGCAAAGGTCAGATGCTCAAGCTTACGGGACTGTGCCCCATTTTCCCCCTGTCTGAGTACGAGCGTATACCCATGCCGGAATGTTTTTCCATCATCCGGTTCATGACTGTACACAATGAATTATTCTATGGCGTGGTTGATACCAGGAATCTGGAGAAGGTAACTGGAGCCACACAGCTAAAGGAGAAATCTCAACATGTCTAATCTCGCATATCATCCCGCCCCCGGCCTAGGAGACCTGCTCACTGGCTATTACGTGGTCCCTCAGAATCCCCTTCAAATGGCCCAAGAAGGAGTAAGCGTTAAACCAGCATTAGGGGATTTTGTAGCGGCCTCGTTCGTAGTCCCACAGAATCCTCTCTTGGCCCAGATCACAGGCACCGTAGCTCCTATAGGCCAGGGAGCAGCCGGGACTCCATTGATGCGTAAGAAGCGGCCCACGAGTTCGATGCACGGGTTAGGGGGTTGTGGATGTGGATGTAGTGGCGGGGGTGGAGGATGTGGAGGTGGGATGGGCACTCTATCCACTGACCTCTCACAATTCACCAGTGACCTAACCTCTGGGAACATCTCTCAGGCTATTTTCACTGACACTATCTCTGGTATCCCTGTGTATGTGATCGCGGCCCTGGCTGTAGGGACTATGTATCTGTTGGGGGCTGGAGAGAAGAGTGGGACAGGGCGGGGGAAACGGAACTACGCCTAATCAACTATGCAGCTAGGCCAGCAACATCACGTACTGCCCCCAGTCCTAGGGATTGGTGACTTGACCAGTGATTTTACCCAATTCACCAGTGACCTGACCTCTGGGAATGTAGCTACGGCGTTTAGCGATCCCATCTCTGGAATCCCCGCCTGGGCTTGGTTAACCGGTGGGATTGTGGTGCTCATGTTCTTTTTCGGTGGTAGTGAGTCCCGGTACACAGCCCATAAACGTGCAGCAGGTAAAGCAGCCAAAGCCTACAAAGGAGCCCTCTAACTCTAATGACGATGCCCGCAATGATCACGAACAATTGGAAAGCCTGGGTCAATGGCACAGTCTCAGCCATCATCACTGGAGCTGTGGCCGCTGTGGGGATGGCCTCAGTAGAGCCAGAAAACTTTGGCCTAACTACAGGGGATTATCTGAAGATTGGCAAGGTCATATTAGGTGGGGCAGTCCTGGGGTTGATCAATCACCTGAGAACTAGCCCATTCCCCAATCTCTTTAGTGATGAACCGACGATACCCCCAGCTCCCAAGGAGGAAGGCAAGTAGCTCTAGATTCTCCTGCCGAAACCCTTTTATGGCTACCAGATTAAATCCCGCTCAGAGCGCTCAACAATATGGGATGGCTCAGGCTGTACTGAGTGGGAGAAGTAAGGGGATGCCTAAGGAAGCGGCGAAGGAGTTGGTGGAGAAGACGCCAGAGACAAAAAGACGGGAGTACGCCAGAGAATTGGCTAGCCACCGTAATCCTACTGAAGGGTACATTGTGTACGAAGTGGGCAGCTACTTCATAACTAGGAAGGGGACGGGATGGTACGAGGTCTGGGAGAACGGAATAACAAGCAGTACACGTAAAGGTACGTTCCATTTCTCTGATAAGCCTGATTATGCATTGCAAAGGGCAAGAGAGAAGGCAGACCAGCTAGCCAGTAAGAGTAACCCGTGGTGGGGATCATCGAGTAAAGAAGACGAGGCTCCGGCTAAAAAGCGTAAGCGTAGCGGGTGGTCCATAGTCAGGGCGGATCGCGAGGCCTACGCGGCTGGGTATAAGGGGAAGGAACATTTTGATGACTGGTTGGAGAGGAATCATCTGGAGGAGCGGGGGGAGCCAGTAAAGAGGAGTTTAAGGATCGCGTATGAAGAGGGGGCTAGTGATCAGGCCAGGGGATTGAAGATGGGTGGGGAAGTCAAGAGTACGGGGAGGGGGACTAGTTACAAGGGCTATAAGATTGTCAAGGCTGAGGATGGGTATGTGGTCCCGAGCCTGGATAAGGAATCGAGGTTTGAGGACGTGGATGAGGCCAAGAGATTTATAGCTAGTAATCCGAAGAAGAAAACATCGGGGCCTATTAGCTCCACCCTCAGGACTATTGGCGGGGCCGGGGAGTTCTTGGATTCGCAGATTGGGAAGGTCTTCAATCCTAAGAATCCTACACATACATTTACTGGGCCAGGGGCGGAGAAGGCGGCTAAGAGGTATGCGAGGTTGTTGGAGGCTGAAGGCAAGGTAGTGAGGGTGGAGAAGCCCTGGGGTGAAGGGTGGGCTGTGTTTGAAGAGAATCCCAAGAAGGCAAAGTACACAGGTCCCATCTACTACACTGTCTGGCTTGATCGGAACATGGAGATGTATACCGAGGAAGTGAATGAGGCCAAGGCTTGGGCGCGTCACTTGGAGGATTTGGGTTATGCCAAGTTCAGGATTTCAGTGTCGGCGGGACCCAATAAACCACCGAGGCCGGGGACCAAAACAACAGAGGGGCCTAGTAGGCATTTTGGGGGCAATCCCAAGAGGCGTAACCCTGAAGTCACCGCCGCTGACATGTATCGTGCGTTTCACGGTAAAGACTCCGAAGCTATAGAAGTCTTCGAGGAAGAGGAACACTATCACGGTAATCTCGCTGAGCTGGGACAGCTGATTGAACTCAAAATCATCACCAGATCCGGGCTCGACGCACAATTGAGCTTCGACACCAATAAGCTCAGTGACCAAGTCCTATTGTGCTCTAACGAGGACGGCACGCAGATGTACTTGGTGGGTGGGGACCAGTGCGTAGATCTAGAGAAACTGAAGATGACTGGTGACTGGGAGAAGGACATTATGGTCCTAGGAGAGGTCCACTTTCTCTCGTACATGACCGAGAAAGACTTTGATGGATTCGAGTCTATCATCTATGAGCATGAAGTGGGACTAGATGAGGATGCACGGGGGAAGAACAAAAAGGAAGTGCCAAGGCCGGATCTAGTGTATGATACGCTGAATCAGAAATTGAGTTTTGCGGGTGGGGTTTATTGCATCAAGAAGCCATTGCTAGAAACGAGTAGGGGGATTGAGAAGTGAGTAAGAAGAAAGGACACGGGAAAGAACCAATGAGCACGGAACCAATATTTTCACTCTGCCACACCACGGCCAGAGTGCCTGACGGATGGCGTGAGGCTTTACTGATGTGGAGGGATCGAGCCGATCATCCTGAATTAGTAGAGCACATCCTAGTAGCTGATGCGTCTAAGTTTAAGTCTGGGGAAGCTAGCCTGTTTATGGCCGACATATTCAGCCGGTCAAAGTGTGTGATCAATCACGGTCCTGAGACTTGTGTAGCCGGGTGGAATTTAGCGGCTGAGTCAAGCTCTGGTAAATTCCTGATCAATGTAGCCGATGATCTGTTCCCTCCTGAGCATTGGGACACACTCCTGTTAGAGACTCTCCATAAAGTAATGGTAGATACCAAACACTTATGGTCTGGAGACTGGGAAGACAAGGAACTGGTCCTCGATGTAGACACAGGAGCACCGAACTGGGCAGCGGCGGGGGCAGGGGGGCTCCTGACGTTCTGCTTCATGACCAGGAAATACTATGAGCGTTACGGGTACATGCTCTATCCTGGCTACCTCACCGTCTACTCTGATAACGACTTCACGGACCAAGCTCGTAAGGATGGGGTAGTAGTCACTGCCCGTCATCTCAAGTTCGAGCACAGGCACCCGATCTATAACCCAGATGTCAAGACTGACGCCGTATACGAGAATCAATCCCGCCGCGAAGCCTGGGACATAGGCAAGAAGCTCTATATGGAGCGCAGCAAGGGCCGTGGATATCAGGTCCGTAAAAAGCTAGCCATCTGTCTCCCTGGTGAGCAATTCTCTAGTGCATGGGTGATGAACTGGACCCAACTGTTCTCCTGCCTAATGCCCCATTTTGATTTGGTGCCTAATTTCTGTTACTCGACTAACGTGTACGTGACCAGAGCAACTCTAGCGAATGGTGTGATGGAGTGTAAGCCGAGTCCTGATTACGTACTGTGGATTGATGACGACAACCTATTGACCTTTGAGCACTTCATGATCCTGCTCAAGGATCTGGAGGAGCACCCGGAGATCGACTCAGTGTCAGCATGGACTTGGGTAGCAACTAACGGGTATCAGACCCCGGCCAGAGTGTCAGTGGGGAATTTTGATAAAGAGGGTAATTGTAGGAGTCTCGATCCCAGGTACATGTTGACTGGCCATGCACACCCAGGTGGAGTAGTAAAAGTCACTAAAGATCTGACTAAAGTGGATTGGACTGGATTCCCGGCAGTGCTGATGAAGTATGAGGCGTTGGTAAGGGCGGGAGGACATCAAGCTTTTCAGCCTGTGCCTGTGAGTGGGCATCCGTTTGGATTCTATGGCGAGGACACGTCGTTTTGCTGGAATGCTAAAAAGCATGGAGTCAGGATGTACGTGGATAGAAGGGTAAAGATCCCACACCTCAAGTTACAGGGTGTAGAGCCGATTATGCCGGACGTGCAAAAAGAAGCACAGGAGGCGGTGGCCTAATCTCATGCCCTATACAGCAGCTCAAGCCATCGCTAATATCAAGGACTACTCACAGGATCATGAGCAGGTCCATATACTCAAAGCTCTGGAGGGGATCTCTAGGGGGAAGTTCCTGGACATCGGTGCGTATCACCCGACTGAGTTATCGAATACACGGGCTCTTTATGAGCTGGGGTGGGAAGGAGTGATGGTAGAGCCTAGTCCGGCTCCCATGCTCAGTCTCTTGAAAGAATACAGTCAGGATCAGAGAATTCAACTGATTCAAGGCTTAGTAGTCCCGGAGTCAGAAGGCGGCGTTAGGCCCATGGTTATAACCAACGGACCCTACTCTACCATCGACCCCAAGACTGCCAAAAAGTGGGGACAGCATAAATCCGTGGGCTATTATGGATCGCTCTTTATCCCGGTGATCCCCATTGAGTCCCTGCTCTCTAGCTTGGGACCTTTTGATTTTATAGACTTTGATGTGGAAGGCGGCTCGAAGGACCTGTTTACTAGGATGTTAGACCTGAACATTAGGCCCAGATGCGTGTGTGTTGAGTACGATGATTATCGTGCAGAGATCGAGATAGGGGCAAAGACATCCGGCTATAAACAGGTGTACGTGAACGCAACCAACATCATCTTTGCACGACCATTAGAGACGAATGAATGACTAAGAACTTTTAGAGGAGAACACACAAATGGCTCAAACAATCACTTACGCCTACCCTGTAGCCGGGACCACTCCCCCGACTCTAGCCCAGGCGTTATTGTGCAACATGGTGACGGCCACGGTATTCTGGTCCGATTCTGAAGTCACAGCCCTATTGACTCATAACTGGGGGTTGACGGCGGCTCAGTCGGCTAACCTGTGGCCAGTCGTAATCATCGAGTACGATACCGGCTCTTTGACGACCTTGCCCCAGGCAATCACCGTCAATCTCAGCTCATCGACCAACGTGGTGACTCTGAATAAGAGCACTGTGGTAGGTGGCAATGGCACCCTGCTCGTTACCCTGCTCCGGCCTTTCTCGGAGATCACGTAGAGATTAAGAAGGAGATCTGCTCATGGCAGTAGTCACCAAAGTAACGCGAGTCGCTAATCCCCGCAGACGGAATGCCAGAGGTAAATACCGCCTCCGCACCACCCGTAGGAAGAATGCAGGCCGAAAGAAGATGACTGCTAAGCAGATCAAGTATTTCGGAACTGCCAGGCAAAGGGCAGGATTGAAAGCGGCTAGAAAGCGGAAACGGACTAGTAATCCCGTCTCCCATCGGCGCACTAAAAGGAGTAGCCATGCTCCTAGGCGTCGAAAGATTAACTACACAGCCCGACCAATCAAGCGTCGTAGGCGTAGAACGAATCCGGCACTGGTGGTGACACTAGGTTCGGTTAACCCAAGAAGGAGAACAAATAGAGTGGCAAAAACCCGTAAACGTCGCAAAGCAGTTTCACGGCGTCGGCGTGCTACCAATGTACGTCACCGCCGCACCAATGTCCGCAGACGGAGGCGCACCAATAAGTCCCGCCGCACTGTCTACGTCGTGGGTAATCCACGTAGACGCAGGACCCGCCGTACTAATCGTCGGCGTCACACTGTGAATCGCCGTCGGCATCGTCACATGAATCGTCGGCGTAATCCCTCGATCCTTGGAATCTCTAGTCCCAAGGGCATGCTCGAAGTCTCCGGGGGTATCCTCCTGGGAGTCGGCGCAACCAAGGCTATCAATGCCGCAGTCTCATCCAGTGGCATCGTTAGCTCTCTCGGCACCTCGCCCTACATGACCATCCTCACTACGGGCGTGACTGCCTGGGTCGTAGGCTGGGCCGCAACCAAGTTCATGGGTCCGACCATCGGTGGAGGCGCATATGCAGGGGGCATTGCTATGACCCTCTCTGCTGCAATCAACGCTTTTCTGCCTAGCTCGATCTCCGGCTACCTCAGCTTAGGTGATCTGGTCAACGGCAATTTCGTAGTTCCGCAGAATCCCATCCGTGCAGGCATGGTGATGGGTGCCTCTGCCCCGAGTGCTCGTGGAATGGCTGCTTACGCCCCCGCCTACTAAGTAGATGGGATCGGAGTAGCTAACTAGTGATGATTTCGATGAGGAGAAGAGAAGAAGATCCGAAACTGGAGACCAAGTCCCTAGCTGATCTCTACAGTCCAGGTCCCTTTTCTTTTCCTCTCGATCCGATAAAAGCCAATCTTGAAGGATTGAGAGGAAAAACAACTATATGTCTAGCGCTGTCGTACCTACTGGGCCGAGTCTAACGCCCCAGCAATCTTACATCCTGAACGAGTTCAATGGTCAGACCTATGAACCCAATCGGATGGACGTACAGGATACTCCCCTGTATGACACTGTCTCTTTCGCGAGTGGTGCCACGATCACCACTGCGGCCTCATTCATGTTCGTCAATGTCCAGGGCAAGACCTTGGCCCAAACGAACGTTCAGAACTCCAAGAAGCTGGATGCTCCTGAGGCCTTCACCATCAAATCGTACCGCTTCTATTGGCGGCAAGATGTACTCCTGGCTGACCTCTATGCCATCTTGACTGGCAGTGGTGGTTCAGTCTTGGAATTCATCATCGGCAACAAGGTCTATCAACGCGGTCCCCTGTGGCTCTATAACCCCGGTGGCGGCATCAATGCCTTTTTCACCAACACATCCACCTCCGTCCTCAACAATGGGATGGTGGGCCGGAGTGAGATGAACCGCATTGCTATTAACGTCGTGATTGACAACCAAGCGTCGTTCTTTGCCCAGTTGAATACGACTGGCATCACTCTCACTACCTCTGCCAATGGCGGCACTGGTTTTACGTATCAGCTCGTACTCTCTGGGCTGTACGCACGCGGAGTTCAGTAGATTGCCCCTCTGGATCGGGCCGGGGCTCTTTCCCGTGTCCCCCGGCTTGGTTCGGAGGTGTGGCGCACTGAGCAGGAGGGGTTGGGGCCGTCCCCACCTCCCCGCCCCTCTTCAAATCACTAGAAAGGAGAATTGACAATGTCACAAAACGGAATGTACGAGGGCACACTGGCCGGGGCCTTGGTCACTGGTAACCAGTCCTTTACTCTAACCACTATTCCCGTGAATCTCAAGCCGGGAGCCCCTGTGTGCGTGGATGGTGAATTCTCCCAGGTCTGCCTCACATATACAGGCGGTACTTTGGTGGTGATCAACGGAGCTTTTGTCTATGCCCACGACTCAGGGGCCTTCGTTAACTGGGAAGGTAATGCAGAACCGGGCCTCACTGGCTCATAGCTCGTAATCAAGACTTCTAAAGGAGAACTACTTTCATGTCTACTCAAATCGGAATGTACGATGGCACTCTGGCTGTGGCCGCGAATCCTGGCGACCAGACCATCACTCTCAATGCCACCCCCACCAACCTCAAGCCCGGTATGCCCATCATCGTAGGCGTTCGTACCAGGCTCCAGGTCTCAAACACCTACACAGGCGGGACCCTGGTACCTATCAACGGCATCGTCACTACTAACCATGCGGCTGCCGCTACTGTGCAATGGGATGGCAATGCCGAACCGGGACTAACCGGCTCCTAATCCAATGCCAATGCCCTGGGACCTGCTCCTGATCTACCTGGCACTCTACGTGCCCATTGGGTTGGTGCTGGGGGTCCTATATTGGCTCAAGCCTGAGATCTTTAATGGTTAAAAGGAACTTATGACTAACCCCATCGCACCTATCGTAGTCAACGGCATCAACAATAGTGCCCCAGGCGGCTACCAGGACCAATCGTTCACCTACGTCTATGATGTGACTCTGACAGCTAATCAGGTGCTCCAGGGCCAGGTCCTAAGCCTCTACACCTACGCGGACTTCCTACTCTGTGCCATAGTCATCACGGTACAGACCGGGCTATTCTCAGTCAGGTTTACGGACGGCCAAGGCTACTACCTGAGCAATGTCCTGATCGACTCCTACAATCTAGTAGGTACCCCTTCAGACCCCTTTGCCCTCCTTCCCCCTATCCTCTACCCCGCTGGTGGAAAGATCGGGATCGATATCACGGAGGGCTCAGGAGCTACGAATGTGATTGAGATCGCACTTGTAGGCATGAACAGGTACCGGACGAAGTAAGAGAAGGGATTCGGCAGGAGAATCAATAGATGGAAGACTACACCTACACAACGCCTCCTGGGTACGGGGACACGTTCTATGTTTATGCCTATGACTCCACGACTATTCCCTTGGTGTCGGGGTCTACGTACAACAATTTGAGGATCTTGATCAATGATGGGGACTTCATTGCCAGGTGGTGGAGAGGGTGCGATCTATATGCGAATATTTCGCAGGGGATTCAGATTAGAGACTACTTACAGAATCCTTACTGGTCTGCGAATCTCCAGCCATTCCTCCAGCCTAGTAACCAGCAGTCGCTCTTAGCTTCCACTGGGTGGGCCGTGTTGCCAGAGAAGTGGTACCCGGATTCTGGATACATAGGGTTTGACCTGATTAGTGCCCTGCCGAACATCACGCCCAATGTCTCGGGGATCGGACAATTAGCTTTCTATGGGGTCAGGAGACGCAAGGGACTGTTGAATGATCCACAGGTCTACACCTACCCCTCATATGAGAAGGTGTTTGATTTGCAGACCACTGTGACTCTTCCTACGGGCTTCTCAAGCGCCAGTGGGGGATTCCTGACAGCTTTAGAGGTGCCGGACTATGATTTCGAGTGCAGGAGAGTGGATGGATTTGGCGGGAGTACGGGAGTCGCGGCTACATTGTCATTGACGCCTGCTGATTAAAGGGGACATGAGATAGATGGCTCTACCAACATTAAATTTCGTAGCTGTACCTCTGGGACCAGCAGGTAATCTGATCAGTGTGGGGTTGATCGACCTGGGGATAGCTAATACGCCGTTGAGCGTGGCTGTGAGTGGGAGTCAGATCACAGTGACGGTGCATGATGACGGGACGGGGGCTAATGCGAGTACGAGTTTGCAAGTTGTGAATGCGATTAATGCATTTGGACCAGCGGCGGCTCTGGTGGTTGCATCTACCCCTACTCCAGCGGTCCTGGTGGATGGACTATTGAACATTGGGTATACCTTCTTATCGGGAGGTAGCGCGAGTGCCACGGGAGGGTATCTAGGGCAGGATCTAGGGAATTTCAAGATCCTACTCTTAGACACTAATCAAGTCCAGGTCTCTAACGTCCCCCTTCTATTCACAAACTTCTTTCATGTCCCGGATACTGCGGTTAATCTCTCAGCTCAGTCGTCGGCACAGGCGATTCCTAAGAACTTCTGGCCGACGCCCCCGATGACTTATAGGGCGAATACATCGATCAGGTTCTATATCTATGCGACGAGTGCTACTCCGTTGGGGGCTCCTGTGAGCTTTGATATTACGTTTAGAGGCGTGAGGAGGTACCCATGCAAGTAACAAAGTGTGCAAACTGTGGAGGAGCACTGGCATGTTATAGCATCGAGTGGTCAAACTTGCCGGATAGTGAAAAGTGTCTGTGTAGCAATCCCACGCCTGACAACAAGAGGGATTTGATTCTACATTGTGGAGAATTGATGAAGGCTCTGTACAATGCCATGTTCCCAACGGGGAGATCACAGTGACACCTACGATTCCAGCCAATCAACAGGTCCCCGTAGGCACGCCTATCGTTGACGGGCTCACTCTCAACACCAGGATCGTCCACCTTCTTAGCTACTACCACAACTGCCTCTCTCAGCTAGAGGACTTGAGGAGAGCATCAGGGCTCCGATTCCGTATGCTAGGAGTCCCGGACCCGCAGTTCCTCCCGATCCCTCCCTATGAGGTGGTCGAGCAGCAGATGCAGGTCCAGCCAGGATCGTATTTGTGGGGGTGGAACTTCTGGGCCTCCCAATCGGGGGGGATGAATCCTGTGAATGCGATTAGGATTGTGGACTCGTGCACAGAGCTGCCCATAATCGATAGGCCAGTGCTCAGTACGTTGATGGCTAATGCGAATGTGAACGGGCAGACGCAATTGAACATAGGGCAGAATCGGGGAGTGATATTGTTGGCTAAGCCTTATTTGGTGGGGGCTCCGGGGTTGATCAATGTGGAGATTACGAATGGGGCTAATGCTAGTAGTCAGTGCCAGTTATTGTTGATGCTCGCGGAACCTTGTTTGAATGAGCAGGAGTTGCAACAGGCGATTAGGAAGAATGGAGGGCTAGGGTGATGCAATACTACGTAGTGGGGCTAGACGACAACGCCAAGTACACGCGGATCATCTCCGGCCCCTATCCAACAAAAAAGTTAGCACAAGGTAGCCCTGATCGTTATGGCTCACGGACCATTGCATCGGAGAAGGAACTCAATAGAGTGGGTGTCAAAACCAATCCCATTAAACGTGGTAAATGGATTTCCGGAGAGGTGATGGTCACCAAGTCTGGTTCCGTAAAATTCAGGAAACGATAAATGGAAATAGTCAGAGTAGCTTTTACAAATTGGTGGTTAGGGGCCTTCGGACGGCGCAGTGCGTTCATCGAGGGCAGAGACATAGCCATTGACTCAGCGGCGTGTAAAGCCCTAGAAATGGGCTATCCACAGGTAGCTGATGCGATTAATAAGCTCTGCGAAAAAGGTAAACCATAAATGTCCACTACCTATCGTCCCTCCCCCGTCCTCGATCAAGCCGGACAATACCGCCACAATCGAGGTCCCCTCAACATCTACGACCTCTGCCTATTACGTGACCGATTAGATTGGCAGAAGGCCGTCTACACGTGCCCTCCCCTGCCCTATTGCCAGAGGCCTAGCGATCGATTCCTACTCCCTCCCTGGATCGATATGCCCCAGGAAGGCAAGCCCTTTCGCCGCTTCGCCTCGGCCCCTGTAGTAGGAGCATTGGTACCTCCTGGGAATCAGACCGGGACTGACTTCAACATCAATGGTGGCAGTGCAGCTCTACCCCTAGGCACTACTCTATTCGAGGTCGATTCGGGTTATGATGGGGTGATTACCGAGGTGGTGTTCGGGATCATCTCTAACGGCTCCACGGGATTCTTGGATGGCTCAGGACTCATCACCTGGCGTCTGGGCATAGACTATGGGCAGGTAGATACGCAGGCCTTGTGGTACCCCAGGGATTACGGCAACATAACTAATAGCACGGGCACCTTGGCCACCCCTACCTACATCCTAGGCAACGGGATCAGGATCAGATCCAGAGAGCAGATCAACATCTGGGTTAACTTGGCCGTGGCTGGGATCGGGATCATCAATCCCAACGCCCTAGTCATCGGCTACGTAGGGGGCTGGACTTACCCCATCTAAGATGGATCTATTGGAGGATTAAGGTAAATGGATAAATGGCATCGGTTGTGGATATGTATAAACCGTATTATCAAGAGGCTTAACCCGTGGCTGCAAAGACACGGTTATGCACTCACTGCATTCGACAACGGGAAGGGCAGAAGGTGCAGCTTTTGCGGCAGCTCGCTTGCTCATTCATACGTGACCGGGCCTGAAGATTGGCCGTCAGTCTGTATATGTAACGTTTGCGCTCACCGTGCCGTGGAGGCCATAAACGAGCTTGTGGGGCCACCACCAAGGCATCACTATTGGCTAAGAAGGGACGGGACCACGTATGAGGGCCGTAAAAACCAGAGGGTGGAACTGGTCAGCCGATAAGGTCTAATGGATCTACCAGAGCCTAATATGGAGTTCGGCACACGAACACCCAATTTTATGACCCAATCATTTGTCAATGGAGACGCCAAAATCTCCATCCGTATGGCCGTACTCATTCAGCTCTTTGTCATAGCCTTAGGTATGGGTGGGACCTACGCAGCAGTAAGAGGAGGGATCGATGCTGATCACCAGAGACTCGATTCTCAATCCCAAACCATCATACAGTTGCAATCTACCCTAGCTTCTGTGCAACAAACCAACATCATCCTCTCTGGCCGGATCGATGTCCTCAACCAATCAATCACTGACCTCAACACCAACCTCAAAACCATCCAGGAGTACGTATGGAACAACAAATCACACTCAATCTTAAGAAACTAATATACTTAGCTCTATTCCTGGCTATTTGGGGTTCGGCAGGAGAAGCCATAGGGTGGGGGCAGGGCAATACGAACGTGCAGCAGGCCCCGGATTGCCAGGTTACATTTGCGTTTACGGCTCCGGGGACTAGTCCTACGATTTATAATTATGGCCCTAATGCCTCACCTGGGGGGAATGGCACGGATCTGTGTGATTTTTGGATATTAGGGTATGCAGTGGCTAATACGGGGGGATCGGTATCGGGCCTCTCTTTAGTAGTGCAGAGTGCTCCGGCTGGGACCTCACAAACTACGCCGGGTACATGGGTCACATACGCAGGGACACTGAGCACGGGATCTAATCCCAATACGAGTACAACGGGGGCACAGAGCACGTTTGCTAATGGCACGGTCTCTATACCATTCGTCCGCGTGAATCTGACTTCTCTGACGGCTACAGGGACTACGGTAGTGTATGGGATTCTACAGGGGTGGAATTTTGGAAATGCGGCGGGGGGAGGGGGAGGAGGCGGGGGAGGGAGTGGATGTCCAGGGACAGTAGCTACCCCTTGTATCACGGGAGCGGAGAATTCATCGGCAGCGGCGGTGACGGATTACATATGTGATCAGACGGCAGCCATTACGATTAGCGGGAGCGGGTTGACGCAGATTGTGGCGGCATCGGCTGGGAAAAAGGTGAGAATATGTCATATTAACTTTTCAAATTCAGCAGAGAGTAATGTGACGATTGAGGAGGGGACGGGGAGTAATTGTGGGACGGGGACTACGACGGTGAGCGGGGTGTATCAATCGGTATTATCATTTGCTCTGGATTTTAGCACTAGGGATGCGCCTGTGTTTGGGTCAGGGGATGCCGTGTGTCTGAATTTTGTATCGAGTGTTACGGCGGGGGGGTTGGTGCAATATGCACAATTCTAGGTTAGTATTACTCGCAATACTCACCGTATCTTTGATGAGTGCCCAGATACAGACAGGGGGATTGACGGAGACTCCAGGGGCTGTGATTATGACAGTGGGTGGGGGATTGTTCCTGGGAGGGCTCAATGCACAGACGGGAACTACCTATGCTATGGCCACGACGGATGAGAATAAACTAGTCACGTTTAATAACTCTGGAGCCGTGGCAGTGAGTCTATCTCAGGCTACAACTACGGGGTTTACGGCTGGGGCAGTGTTCTATGTGTTTAATATAGGTACGGGAACGGTGACGATCACCCCGGCCACAAGTACGATCAATGGGGGCTCTACCCTGGTATTGGCTACGAATCAGGGGGCTATGATTGAGAGCAATGGGACGAATTATGCGGCATGGGTGAGTCAGGCAGGTGGCGGGGGTGGGGGCACGGTTACCAGTGTAGGATTTACTGGGGGGCTGATTTCTGTGGCTAATCCTACAACTACTCCAGCGTTTACAGTGGCAGGGACTAGTGGAGGGATTCCTTATTTCGCGAGTTCGAGTACATGGGCTAGTAGTGCGGCAGGCACGGTTGGGCATTTGATATTGTGGGGCGGGGCCGGGAGTGCTCCTACGGATGGTGGGGCTCCCAGCGCTATAGCTCTAGCTTTTCCAGCTACAGTATCAGGGACGGTTAATTCTGGTGGCATACCCTACTTCAATTCGACAACCCAGGAATCTTCGTCTGCTGCATTGACCTCGAACGTTCTTATCAAGGGTGGAGGAGCAGGAGCAGCCCCTACGTCATCCAGCGTTACGGACAACGGCACGACAGTGAGCACCACCGAGCCCGTCATCACCACGTCTTACGTGCAGACCGGAGCCAGCCCGCCATCCGCGACGAGTTGCGGGGCTGGAACGGCGGGAGCATATTGTCCGGGCGAAGGCACTGCGCCAACCGGAATCGCCTCGGTCGATGAACTGTATGCGGATTCCACCGCGCATCGATTCAAGATGATCAACAATAACGGGACGGCCACTCAGGTTGTAGCTTCCGGCGCGGACATCAACACTTCCGATCAGGTTATTACCTCGCACTTCACATCTATTGGCACGAATACAAACTGTTCTTCATCGGCGTCCCCGGCTGTCTGCGCTGCTGCTCCGGCTGGAAGCGTGGCGATTCCCACGGGTACGGTCAGTGTGACTCTTCAGGTAAACACCACGGCAGTGACGGCCAACAGCCAAATCTTCGTGTTTCCTGACGACACACTCGGCACGAAGCTGAGCGTGACCTGCAATAGCACCCTATCGACTCTCGTAGGTGGACTGGCGATCACGGCGCGGTCTGCGGGGGCGAGTTTCACGATCACCTATAACGGGACGATTGCAACGAATCCGCTTTGTGTCGGGTTCTTGATCACGAACTAAATGAGATATGTACTTGTTATTATTCTAGCGGCCTCGGGCTGCTTCTCCCAATCCTCCACATTTGCTGGCCCAGGGACTATTGCGGGACCGGGGACGGTGGCGGGGGGAGCGAACACATCAGGTATCACCTACGTCAATCAGACCCTGCCGTATCATAACACCTCCACGAATACCGCGACCTCGGCATCCACGAACATGACAGGGGCGAACTTTTTCATCACAGCGGCGATGACGTTCGACAGTACAGCCCTTACGTGCGGGGATTCTGTCGGCGGGAACTCATGGCAGTACGCCACCAATTACAGCAACGTCACACTTTGTTACGCTATTAATGCGACCGCGTCAGGAACGCAAACCTTCACCTGTAAGTCCAACTTTGTCGGCTGCATCACTTACGGTTTCACGTTTCCTGATACAAATGGTGCGATTGACCAGCAGTGTGGACTCGGGCCTGGATCAGGGACCTCAATTCAGCCCAGCGCATCCTGCACGCCCACCGTCAATAATGAATTGATTTTTACAGCCATAGGCCTCACGGCTACATCAACCACACCATCAGTCAGTGGGACCGGAAGTTTCAGCACCCCTGGATTCCTCAACTTTTCTTCCGGTACCAATTACGGCGTGGCTGCAGCTTATCAAATTCAAACGACCAAGACAGCCGAGCAGCCAACGTGGAGCTTTTCAAATCAGGGTGGTTTCGCGACTGTATCGGTGACCCTTCAAACTTTTGAGCCATGAAACCCGCCTTCTTTCTTCTCGCCTCGGTAGCGTGCCTCGGGCAAGCCGCTTACACTGGCATCCACGGCGTTACCACCATATCTAATCCGTCGATTGGCCCTTTGAATCTCTCTAGCCTCGCTGCTCATCCGGCAGCCCACATATGCTACTCAGCATCAACGTCATCATTCCCGTCCGATATTGAGGCCGGATCAACCACTCGTATAGACAATCTGGGAAATACATACACATGTACTACCCGGAATGAAGATGGAGACGTGCGTATAGCCTCATGCTCATCAATTGGGCTGTCTACATCCTCTTCAATGACCTTCACCGCTCCTAATGGCTTTTGGCAATCCATGACCGTAGCCGTGTATACGGGAGTAACGTCTGGACCGGATCAGACGGCCACTACCGTCTCAACTGGAACTACCGGACAAGTAACACCTACCAACGCAGATGAACTAGTAGTGTCCTGTATCGGTGACGCGGGCACAGGACTGCTCACAGTTAACAATACAGGGGTTTCTCCCCCCATGATCCAGATCGACTCTTACCAGAGAGTTGTAGCTAGTGCAGAGGGTGTAGCCGATTCATACCAGATTCAGACTACAAGTACCCCAGCTACGGTTAATCCTAATTGGTCTAATTTTAGTGGAGAGACAGCAGGGGTTACTCAAACATTCTTCTCTACAGCAAGCCCAGAAACCCTTAGCACCATATCCACAACCCTACCTGAGGGATTCGTAGGGGTAGCTTACAGTAAACAGCTCCAGGCTCAGGGGGGAGTCCAGCCATATACCTGGACCGTAGCTAGTGGGACTCTGCCTAATGGCCTGAGCCTGAGTACTGGAGGACTTATCAGCGGCACCCCTACCAGCGCCATAAGCGCTACACCGTTAAGCTTCCTAGTAACAGACTCTAACAGTTCCACAGCTTCATTACCTAATACAGGAACACTGCCTCTGACCATTGCTGCCGCCCAACTATCCATTACTACATCTACGTGCTCAGGTGGTGTACAGTATGCGGCATATGCTGGTTGTACAATTGTGGGCACAGGTGGTACGGGTGCATTGACTTATTCCTGGACCACTGGAGGAGGTAATGGGGACGCTCCCCCAGAAGGCCTAGGCTTAAACGCATCTACGGGAGCAATCACCAGTGGTTTGATAGGGGCGCAGGGAATCTATACCCCGACGATCACAGTCACAGACTCTTTAGGAGCTACAGCCAGCAAAAGCACCATTTCATTTTCCTTTCAAGCCGTCAATGCTTGGATGTTCAATGTATTTCCTCATACGGGGATCGCATATCATCGTATGGACCTAGCAAGTACAGGCTTACCAGTTAGTAGTTCTCCTGCCGATCAAGTTAATTCAATAGAAATGAACGAACCAATAAGCCCTTACTTTGGGACACAAGGAGGGAATGGGATACCAGCTATACAAGTTCCGTATAATCAGGCCTATGTGAACGTCACGACTACCCTCTATCAATCCTACTTCTCTTCAGCTCCATTCCCAAACTACCTGCCGACTGAGGATAGCGCGATTGGATGCGATTACGCGGGAGGGGGGAACGACTGCCACGGGATTGTATACTTGGAAGCTGGTGGAGGAAATCCCCCCGCATTGTTTGAGGCTTGGAATGCACAGAACAATGGAAATGGCACTTGGAATGCTTTTTCAAACGCTCTATGGCCGAATACGACTACTAATACGATGACGCCTCAGGCCGACAACCCTAGCTGCAATAGTACATATTCAATGGGGGTGAGTATATTTCCATGTGGCACCACTGATGCCTCGGGGCTTTCACTATTGATGTTTTTGGTGACAGCCTCGGAGGTGAATGGTACGGGCACCCCTACTAGTCCAAATGGGGCAGTATTGCACGTGATGCGGTATACGCCCCAGAATCATATGCTGGCTAACTGGGGATGGCCGGGGACCGATACCGCCGGAGTGGGAAGCTGTACTGGGGTGGCACAGGATACACTCCTGTCTCAAAGCTCTCCCCCATCCGCATGTACTAACAGTCCGGCTGCCGGGGCTATCTGGAGACTCAAGGCCTCAGTTTATACCAGTCTGCCCAGTTGCTTCTCGACTAGCCCTCAGTCAAGCATCATTGCTACAGGGCTTTATCAGTACGGAATGATTATGGCTGACAATGGAGCACATGGCTTAATAGGTACGCCAGATTCACAGTGGAACAATTCAGATTTGACCTGTCTAGCCAATCTGATCCAGTCTGATTTCGAGCCAGTTAATGTATCCTCGATCATGATCAGTGGGCCTACAAGTTTTGCGGCTAGCTCAGGGGGTGGAGGCGGGGGTACAAATCCTGGAAGCAGCATGGGTGGGTCAATTCAAGTACAGGTACAATAACAGGTACAATAAACTATGCTCTACTTAAAATCAGTTGTGGTAGTGATGTTGGTGCTGGTGATTGGATCGGTGTTAGCGGGGAGCAGTATACAGGTATCTAATCCCCAGGCCTCAAACTTCACCTGTCCATTCACCAGCCAGACCTCAGTTACGTGCACTCATAACTTGGGCACTACAGCGGTATTGGTGGATGTCTATAACGCAGCTAGCCCGCCCGTAGAGATCTTCCCCACCTCCGTAACCCTCACTAGCAATAATGTTGTGACAGTCACATTCTCCAGCTCTCAGAGCGGGACAGTGGTGATTAACGGGTCCAACGGATCGGGGGGAGGCGGGGGATCTAGTTTCTATCAGACGATCCAAGTGGCGGGAGTCAATCAACCTCAGGAACCAGCTCTTAATTTCGCGTCCAATGTAACCTGTACAGATACATCGGGAGTAAGTACAAATTGTACTCCGAGTGGAGGGGGTGGAGGAGGGTCTGTTCCTACGACAGGATGGACACTATTAAATATGACTAATGCTAATGCTACGTTTAGTGATTTCTCGTCCACTATCGCCTCACTTGGAGCTGAGCCCGTTTCCGCTACTGATTTTGCTATGGCTTATCAAGCGATCCCCGGTTCCACGTACACTATAACGGCTACTCTTCAGACCTTTTTTGCTAATCGCACTGAGGATACTCAATCAGTGGGGCTGGCTTTGACAGACGGCACAAAATTCGAGGAAATAGACATGCTGATGCAGAATAGCGTGAGCCCCGGACAGATCCAGTTACGAGTAATCACCGGCACTAGTCTACATTCTGGATCATTCGGTGTACTAGCTGGCCCTACAACTACTCTGGTAAATAGCAACCCCACTTTTAGGATCAAGGACACTGGCACAACCAGAACGTGGGCTTATTACAGTAATGGAGCATTTGTAACTTTTTACTCAGAAGCTAGTGGAACTTTTCTAACACCCATAGGAGATGGGCCCACTGTGGAGAATTCTGATACGCTTAATGGCCCTGGAGTAGTGACCAATGCCGTGATTACCTGGTCAGCTACCACACCCTAACCTAATGGCCTTTCTCCCCATCAAACTCAAAAGTCTATCCGGCCTGGGGAGAGGCATGGGTGTAGTCAATGTGACCCCTACCCCAGCTATGCAGGCTATGGCCAGCCAGATCCAGACCGTTGAGGGCTACTACCCGCCTGGATCTGTAGTGAATGGCGTCTCCTACCCCAACGGCTCGATAGCTTACCAAAATAACAATCCTGGTAACTTGGTGTATGCGGGGCAGCCGGGGGCGTCACCTGGAGGGGCCGGGGGATTCGCTGTATTCGACTCCTACGCCGATGGGCAGCAAGCACTCTATAACCAACTCAACCTCTATGCTCAGGGGACGTGCGGACAGTGTAATGGGCAACCACAGACCCTTGAATCAGTGATGAATATCTATGCCCCGGCTGGACAGGCGGGGAACAATCCCACAGCCTACGCCAATACCCTAGCCAACAGCTTGGGGGTCGATCCCTCGGATTCACTCAGCAGCATATTCGCAGGCACAGCCACTAGCCCCAGTGCATCAGCCACGGGAGATGATTCTGGATCTAGCGATAGCTCCTCGGTCCTGGACCTGGCTAGTGTGGATTGGGTCACGGTAGGGATTGCTTTGGCAGCGGTGGTTGGAGTTATGATGTTGACAGACCTATGAAACCACCCTTGTCTGGCCAAGCCTACTGGGACCTAGTCAGCAGAACTGCTCAGGTGGACCAGTGGCCTGAGTGGAAGACAGGTAAAAAGAGTTTGGCAGGAGAATCCAGTATGCCCTATAAATCACCCCTGTACCAATTCACCCTCATTGACGATGGCCAGAGGCATGAAGCGATGATGGAGCTGCCGGGTGATGGGGAGGCTGAGAGGGTAGCCAGAGAACTACTCATAGGCCATCTCATGGGATTGGTGAAGAGGGACCAGGCCAGTGAGGTAATTGTAGAAGTCAAGCGGATCATCTGGAGTAGTGAAGAGGTCAGGGAGAGGGTCCTAGTAGTTGGTAGTACGAATGGGTAGTTGTTAGCCTGTAGAATTGTGCCCTAAGATTAGGGGCATGACAGATCCAATCAAAGTATGGAGCTTCCATCAGGCTCCCGAAGAATACCAAGCCTTATCGGAGCACGGAGGGGATGAGGATTGGGTAGCTCTAATTCCTAAAAAGCACTGGGAGAAGTACGGGGAGCCCGGATGGGCTGCATCTGGGTCAAGGTTCGGATGCTGTGACACGAGTTTGCATGAACTGAACAATGGCGACGTAATATTAATTGGTGCCCATGCCTAAATATCTGATCCGCAGAAACATGAACGGCAGGCCCCTAGGGCAGATCTGTGAGACCTATCCTAGTGACGAGGATGCCGTCCAGGTGGCTCAGAGGATGCAAGAGCTGGAGAACAAGATCTTGATGGAAAGGACGGAGAGTGGGCTACCTAGGCGGGCTGTGCCAAAGATCGAGGTCCTGAAGCTGATCTGGGAGGGGGAACCTAAAAGGGCTGACCCGGAGAGGATTAGGAAGAGGCGGGAGAAATTGAGGGAGCAACAAGAGGGTGACGATTTTGACCGATTCCTGGGAGGCACATGATAGCCAAGTATGGTGGATGGATCATCCTGTCACTTTGGGTTGGAATCGTACCCTGGATTCCAGTGAAGCTGCTGGGCCCGGACAAGTTTGCAATCTCCTGCTGTGCCCTGTACGTTCTGTTGGATCAAGTCCGTCAAGCCATAAACAAAGACCCCTAGACCCTTTCTTTGGTCGCAATCTATACCAATTAGCGAACTAGGTCTAGGAGGGGGACCAGGGAAGGCTTTTAGAATCAAAACGGGGTCAATGGGGGATTGCGAATAAAGGGCGGGAGGTGGTAGGATTACGGCATGGGAAACAAGGAAGTGAGAAACGACGAAGGACGAATCGAGGGGGAGGGGGTAGGTAATCAGGCTACCCCCTGGTCTCCAAACGCACAGCCGCCGTCCATTGTGCAGAGATGTGCAGTGTGTGGAAGATGCAAAAGGCATTGTCCAGCAAGTCTAGGTTGCAAGGGTCAACCAATTGTGCAGTTCAGTCAGTGCCCAACTTGCTTCTTTGATCAAGCTCTGGCTCCCCCGCCTGATGGCTACTCTCCCCAACCTCCTCCCAACGGATGGACGGCCAAGACCCTTAGTGAGGCCCTGGGGCAGTTCCCCCCGGACACCCCCGTGGGGCATGGACGGATGGAGTATGTGAGTGGCAGACAATGCATAGAGGGACTCTATGTCCATTACAAGGATGGGGTAGTGATCCTATGAAGTACGAGTACAAACGCGAACCCCTCACCTCCGATGAGGCCAACCAGCTCTCCAACTCCTGCCAGACCTACAAAGAGAAGCTCATAATCTGGACCCTCCTCGATACCGGCCTCCGCGTGGCCGAGTTCTGTGCCCTAGACAAGGAGTCGATGGACTGGCAGACTCACAGATTGACGGTGAGGAAGGGGAAGGGGGGCAAGAGGCGGATCATTCTCCTAAAGCAGGCCAGGTCCCGCGATATCCTGGAGGGTCACTTGGCTAATCAGGAGATCATGGGGATCGAGCCCAGGACCTGCCAAAAGATCATCCGGAAGGTGGCCAACCGGGCCAAGATCAAGCGCCCCTGCTCCCCCCACGTACTCAGGCACACCTTTGCAGTCCAGGCCCTAAAAAAGGGGGTCAACATCGTGATGCTGGGGAAGATGCTGGGTCACGAGTCGATTAACACAACGATGATCTACCTGAATCTTTCTCCCGAAGATGTGATCAAAGAAATGGACGAAAAACTATGACCAACCCGTCAAGTTCGGCATCCGAACGCTCAATTTTGTTCAGCTTACTTCATGCTACAGACTGTCTACCTAGCGGCTGGCAGGACTCAATGAACCAGTGGCTAGAGACCTGCCACAATCCCTCCAGCGTCGAATACCTCCTCTGCATCGATCGTGGCCGGGAGCATGACCTAGGGGTCTTCACTCCCATGGTTAAAGGGAGCTGGGGCTCAAGCCACCTCAACAAGCCCATTGAGCTAGCATGCGGCTTTGGCCAGTTCCGCATAGTCGTCAACAGAGAGGAGCCCTTCTCTCCCATCAACGGCTGGAATCGAGCTGCCTCCCAATCCCAGGGCCAATACCTCCTCCTATGCTCCGATCACTCCGATCATCCATCCCAGAATTGGGACCAGCTAATCATGAATAGCTCTGATGCTCAGGGCCAGATCCATAGCCACTTGCGGAACCTGGTCCCTCTGCTGGTGACCAGAGCTGAGTACCAGGAGACAGGCCGAATCTTGAGAGAAAGGAAAGACTATGCCTAATCAGCCCGAACCAAAAACCGTAACACATGCACGCCCTAAATCGGGCCAGACTATCGTTGAGGAGAGGTGCTATCTAGTCTGCACCGAATGCGGATACGTGATAGATATGACATTATGCTCTTACGACTGCCCCTCGGATGGTGATGATGTCAGGGTCAGGAACACCTATATCAAGGCCTACTACAAAGTCACCGAGGAATTCCTGAGAGACGAGGTAATCACCAATGCCTAATCTAAACTTGACTGATGCCCAGGCCTTAGCCTGTTCACCTCTCCCCGGCCATGCCTTACTCAAGGTCCAAGCCAAGGCCCAAGAGCGGGAGCCCGGATCTCTGGTCTATAAACCTGAGTCGGCGGCTCAGGGGGAGTTAGAGAGACAAGCAGTGAGAGAGGCAGTGGTGGTTAAGGTGAATCGTGAGTACTTCAGCAATCGCCTGGGGATGATGCGCCAGTTCAAGGACGAGGATTCACGGCTCGTCAAGAGGGGGGCCACTGTCTACTACCTAGGCCACATGGATGAGATGGATAATCAGTACGTGGTGGTGAGGCTAGGACAGATCGTGGCGGTGAAGGAATGACTTTGCCCAGTAATCGTATCACAGTATTGTCTAAACTGATTGCCAATCGTGACACCGTACAACTGAGTCATCTGGTATTCGCCATAATGCGATATCTAGATGAACAGGTCAGCTCTGAAGCAATGGAGACAAAGTCTCTCCCACCGTTATCTGCAACTGTTTCGCCACCCACTCCGCATACACCTGAGGATTGTTCGGCCCCCTTGGATCAGCACTCGGAGCATACCCCGCATAACCCCCAGGAACAATCAACCCATTCTGATCCCGCTCCCCGGCGAAAAAAGTCAGGATCGTCAGGTTGGGGTGATTGGTGAGAGTCCTGGTGATCAGGTCTTCCAAGTCGGCCCACCCATCACTCACCTTAGCATACTGTGCATAGCCCCTAGAATCCTTCCCTATGGCCCGTGTACCAGCGTCCAGGTCCCCAGGGTTGTTATTAGTCCAGGGGATAGCGCCGATAGTTGCGAATCCTTCCATGTGAGCGATGTATTTGGAGAAGTCAGCCAGAAAACTCATCTTATTTGTCCTTGAACATGAACCATGCCCCCACAGCCAGCAACAGGGTCCCCAGATCAATCGGCCCTACACAGGTCCCCAGCCCTGTCCCTGGACTACCCCCATAAAACAGACCTGTACAGGCCGCTGCCGTTGGAGCCGTGCCTATGGGCTGCACTATCCCATTCACCACTGGCTGAGCATCTCCACAACTCCCATCCGCGTTATACACCCCCGTGTAACACATACAACTCCCATCCGTACCCTCCGTATATCCCATCGCACATATAGGTTGGTCATATGCATCCCCCATGCCCCTTCCCCCTCTTAGCCCTGTGCCCCTGACCCCGCCCTTTCTTTCCCTCTGAGTAGCCATCGTCATCTCTTTAGTACCTCCTACCTATTCCATCCTACTCCATTTTCATGTACAATTCCCAGGTATGCACATCACGGTGAGCGATTTGTTTTCGGCAGGCCTGTGGGAGGAGTACTGCCTACGCCATGGCTGGGACTCATACTGTTGCAGGGAGGGCAAGATACATGAGAATGAGGAGGTTGAATTAACTGAAGAAGACATCCGTTACTTCATCGGCTTCCCGCTCACGGAGCCGCTCCCCGATCCAATCCCTATGCCGGACCACATGCTGGAGACTTTCAAAGATGACTAGTCACCCCACTATCACCTGTCCTTGTCCCCGTTACGTGCTCCCCCGCCTCATCTCCATCCTAAAACTCCACGGGGCTAGAGTCACTCCAGATAATCTTGATTGGGGTCCTCCTCATGGAGAAGTAGTAGGCATTGTTGAGCACGACTCGGGTAAGTTATCATTCCATCAACAGGACGGCAAACTCACTATCACCATCCTGTATTCTCCTGGCCACTTCCCCACCAAGCTCCTCATCGGCGGCATCAAACAACTTGTAGAGGAAACAGTAGAGAGTGAACAAAAATCTAGGAGCCGTACCCATGTTCTTTAATCTCTGCTTCTACGCCCTAGGCCGCATCTGCGGCTCAGTCCTCTATCTATTCGGCAGGAGAAGCTCAGAGGAAATAAAATAAGGGCAGTAGACTAGGGACGTGTGGCTTACTCACTGAGTGCCTCTTTCGTATTCACTCTCTAGCTTACTGCCCTCTTCAACAAGGGAGGTTTAGCCCTTCTAGCTTAGCACACCTAATTGCCCCGGCCTAATCGCCTAAAGGCGTGGGCGAGGGATACTGGCATCCGCTGCATGGACCTTCTCCAAAGAAGGCTCCAATGGGAGTAGCCAGCCAGCCAAATGCCATGATCATCCACGTACCCAGAGTGGCCATAGCTATTTGGTTCCTTTCTGGGGGAATTTGGCTTTGACCTTAGCGAGAGTGGCCCGGATCTTTTTGATGTGATTCTTACCACCGATGCCTAAGGAGAATTTGTCCTTGCCATGAGGACCAAAATAGGACGCCTGCCATTCAGACGCGCTAGGACTGAATTGTACAGAGCCGTGATCCACAGCGGTCATAATGGGCTGCTCATCGGCAATGACCTTTTGTACAGCCGTAATCACTGCTGTAATAGCTGCTATGACGGTGGTGGGGGTGCCAGAGGGGATGTTAGGGGCAGCCGCCGATAAACCACATGTGGAGATGGCAAGGGCTACCTGGGCATTGGTACCGCCTGTTTCAATGGCCGCTGAGACACAATCAAGGGCCTGGGCAGTGTCGGCTATGTAAATGGTGTAGGGAGCGGGGATGCCGGGGACCACGGAGATAGCGGCTAGGGCGGCAGCCGCGATATCAAGGTCCGTCAACACCTGTGCCTGAGTGCACCCGGCTAGGCAGAGCACCAGAACCAGGCAAAGGGACTTAGTGAGATTGGTTTTGAGATTCATCATTTTAGTCTCCTTTTAGGCAGTAGCTACAGGGGCTCCATAAAAGAACTGAGCGACACCAGGGGCCACGATGGAATACTGCAAAGTGTTGTTTGCGGGGTTACCAGACGTGTTGTCGATAAACGGCTGAGGATTGGTCTGCCTGTCGATCATTCCTCCGGCGTATTCGCCCACAACCGTGGAGCCATCGGCTAATAGGCCCTGAATCATCCACACCCTGGGAGATGCGGTGTTGTCAGTGGAAGCGAAGGTGTAGAGCATACCCTCTTCTGCTGTATTTTCCACGACAGCCAATGTGGCCCCTGGAACGACGCTCAGCATTTTAGTCAGTATCGCCTGAGCATCCGTGAGCATACAGAACTTTTGCCAATTCCCCGGCAGGACCGGGATGGGGGTTTGAGTGATCGTACCACCTATGCCAGTGGTTGTTAGGATTTGCTGTACTCCAGATGGGAGACTCGTCATTTGATCAAATGTTCCTTTCTCTAATTCACAGGTCCTAGGGCTGGTGAATAGACCCCAGGTACCTTTCACCTCCTTGATTATACAGCAGATCCAGAGCTTTTGTACTAAGTAAAATAAACAGGGCTAGGGGTGTTGACTTAGAGCTAGGACTGTAATAGCATTGGATTCGTGGCTTTTGACGCCTGAATCTGTAATGGTTGAAAGCGCCATTCATCCGAATCCAATTATGGGTTAACCCCTGAGCGTGGATCTCGCGGTCCTCTGACGGGCACTTAAGCGTAGAGGGTGTAGGTAACGGATTCAGGCGTGAAAGGCTTTGGCTGTGTAAGCAGGGTAGCGATACCCGAGCCTATCATGGGGACAGTTGAAATAGAATGCCAAGCCAGTACGATCCATGGGTAATGACGTGGAGACTAACGTATTGACTGTCCCCATTCCAAGTTCTTAGGTTTAGAGGCCCAGTGGGACGTTTCAGCGTCTCAACCAGGCCATCACCGATCAACGGCCTCAGGCTAGGCTGGTCTTTGAGGAGAGACCATAACCCTTAGCCATAGCCGATAATGGCTTCTGCTAAAGAGAGTAACATGATTCACGTCTAAGGAGCAATGTTCATCTGTATGTCACAACTACCCCCCATGGATCTACCCCACCCCGATGTTATCAGTACTGTGGACCTCGAATGGTTCGTAAAGATGGCCACTAATACCGAGCCCGATAGGGATCAATATGGCATGGCCCATGACCGCCTATATTGGACGCCAGAAGATTCATGGAGGACCATGCGTCTCCTCCATGCCGCTCTTGGTCTTTGTACTGAGGCCGGGGAGTTCGCCGATCAGCTCAAAAAGCACATCTTCTATGGCAAAGAGCTGGACCGCGTGAATCTTATTGAGGAGGGCGGGGATTCCCTCTGGTATACCAGGATTGCCTGTGATGCCCTGGAGGTATCTTTCCAAGAAATGCTCACCCGCAACGTCCTAAAGCTCC